GGACGCCAAGGAGCTCGACCTCATCAGATAAGCACCACTAGTCGTGTCGGGTTGGCTAGGGTGTGGGTATGGAAGAAACCAACAGCACCCCGTCCCTGTTCGACCCGCCAGCCCCGGACCCCTGTCCGCATTGTCACGGCACCGGCACCTTCACCCCACCCGAGGGCAGCACCGTCATGGCCCGCCCCGACGACCCGGCAACATCGAGGGCCGCAGCCGACAAGGTGCGACAGCGCGAAGGGTCAAGGTTCGCTGACATACGTCGCAACAGCCACCGCCACAAGCTCCTGTGGGTCTGGCACCGCCAGGACTGCACCGACGCCGAAGCCGCTACCGTGGCCGGACTGAACCGCCCAGGTGTGTGCTTCTGGAAGCGTGCTTCCGAGCTCCGACAGGCCGGGTACATCGAACCGGCCGGCATCACACGCGAGGACGCCGACTCGGGCCATGACCGCGAGGTCTGGCGTATCTCTGTGACCGGCAGGGCGATGATCGTGAAGATGGGAGAACCCGAATGAACAAGCACCGTCCCCGCTCACCGCTAGAGGTCGAGGAAGAACTCAACCGTCTCGCAGAGGCTTTGGAGGAAGCCACCGAGCAGTACCGGCGTGATTCCGAGGAAGCCGCTGTGGCAGAAGCGAGCTACAAGCTGGTGTACGCCCATTGTCTTGTCGGGCTCGCCAACACGGGCCGCAAGATGACCGCGTCGGAACGCGAATCCCGCTGTGTCGTTGCGTCGGGCGAGGAGTTCCGCATCTGGAAGATCGCAGAAGCGAAGCGTGCATCCACTTCCGAGGCGCTACGCACCTACCGGACCAGGATCGAAGCTCTCCGCACCGAAGCAGCTTCTCGACGGTTCCAAGGATGAACCGCTTACACAACCCGACACCGCTAGCCTGTATGCTGCCGGACCATGACTGACAAGACCGCAACCACCAAGCGCCGCCGCAACGTCGGTGTCGGCGGCGACAACGGCCCCGCACCGCTCGCAGACCTGGAGCATGAGCTCGCATCCCTCGCGAAGCGTCTGAGCGAGACTGACGCCCTGTACGCGAAGCGGGACGACGTGGTCGTCGCCATGTACGACCACGGCTACACCCACAAGCAGTTGGCCGATCTGATGAACGACGCCGCAGGCACCGACCTGACCTACGACGCGGTGGGCCGCATCATCCGTAACGCCCGCCGTGCCGGCGTCCAGGTGTGACCAACCCGGTCGTGCATGAGACAGACGTAGCGTGGGACCGGCTACGGCCGCATCCTGACAACCCGCGCCGTGGCGACGTAGCGACTATCGAGGAATCCATCCGGCAGAACGGCTGGTTCGGCACCGTCGTCGCCCAAACGTCCACCGGGTACGTCCTCATCGGCAACCATCGCAGCCTCGCAGCGAAGAACGTCGGTCTGTCGGCGTGTCCGTCTGTCCAATGGGTTGATTGCGACGACGAACAGGCCCGCCGCATCCTTCTGTCCGACAACCGGACCGCAGACCTGGCGGTCTACGACGACGCGTTGCTGTCCGAGCTGCTTGATTCGCTCACAGACACCGACTTGGGTCTTGCCGGCACAGGGTTCGACCCTGAACCGTTCGTCCTGCCCGACACCAACGACACCCAAGGTGCCGACGATGGTCCTGGCCCCGTCGAGCAGCCTCCCGGCGCGATGTGGGACGGCATGGACCTACGCACAATGGTTCTCCCGTATGCGTTGGCTGACTACGACCGACTCACCGCAGCGTTGGCCGACCTACGGGCCCGTTGGGGTCTGGACACGAACGCCCAGGTGGTCATGCAGCTCGCCCTGGACGCGTCGGCCTAAAGCTTGGCGCGTTCGATCCGGTCAGCGAGCAGACCGATGGCCGGCAGGCTGTCACGGACGTACTCGAACAGGACACGCCGGTCCTCACAGGTGAGCTTGTTCGACCCTGACGGTGCCTCGTTGAGCAGCACCAACAGGCGGGCAGTCATCTGCTTCGACAGCAGCACCGCCCCGGAGTCCTCGCGTTCCACCATGCGTAGCCCGTCGTCGCTGACGTGCAACGACCACACAAGCGGCATCGCACCCTCTGTGTCAAGCGACGCGACCATGCCACCCCACCCGGTCACTACTTCCGGGTCGTAGACAGCAGCGGCACGCAACGACCCAGGCTGGAAACTTTGCTTGTCGTCGTCACGGACAGGCCGGATGAAGAACTCTGCGACCATTCCAACCGCCACAGGGTCCACAAGGTGACGACACGCGCACCACACGTCGTCCAGAAACGCACCGGGGGTCTGATGCCGGCCGTCTGACGACACCACGATTGCTTCACGCTTTCCGAGCATGACAGCGAGCATGGGGAGTTCGTCGGTGGTGTCGGCACGGGTCATCACGGCCCGTTCCAGCACCCCGATGACGGCATCTGTGTAGCTCATGCTGGTGGTTCTCCGGTCATGGGAATGAGCAGCGTGGCGAAGTAGCACCATTCGTCGTATTCGATGACTTCTACGCCGGCTCCGTCTGTCAGCCCAGGGTCCACAGACTCGATTCCTTCGTGCGTGACGCACGCAGGCGCCGTGCAGTATCCGGCGTCAATGCCGGCTTGCAACCACTCGTCAAACGTCGGTTCAGGCATCGTTGTCAGTCCTTCCAGCCGGGTGCTGGTCGCGTGCCGTTGCGATGATGCGGGCCACACGGTCCAGCGACTCTCGCGTCTTGACGGGCAGCGGAGTTCGCATCGCAGCGTCCAGCTCGACCCACGCGTCGTCCAAGGCGGTTCGCATGGTGCGGACCGCAGAAATGGCGGGGGTCATCGTGAGGCTGGACGGGTGGCGGCGGCGGGCCGCTTCCTGTGCTTTGTGACGGTTGAGGGTTTGCACGGCTGTTCCTCCTGGTGGCGTGCGGGTGTTACACAACGACCCTAGCTCCTTACCCTTGTCGGGTTAGGGATGCTCGGTGGTGGGGGCGAGCCAGACACGCGACGGGTCCGGGTAGTGCCGGCGTCCGTTGTCGGCCACGACGGTCGGGGGTCGAGATGACTGCGAACCGGGCCAGTAGGTGAGGGTGCCAAGGTCGTAGCGTCGGCCGTCGTGGAACACGACTCGGGAACGCATCTTGGCGTCGGTGGGTGTCGGGTGGTTCAGGTTGGCGGTGTCCATGTCAGTACCTCATGTCGTCCATGTGCTCGCGATCTGCGGCACGTTGGTCTGCTCGGTTCTCGGCGGCGCGTTCCTCAGCGAACTCTGCTGCTGCCTGGTCGTCGGCATGGCACTCGTCGCAGCACCACTCGTATGCCGGTGGGTTGATGAAGTCGCCAGGGTCCACGGTGACGGTGCGAGCGCAGTCGTCGCAGGTGACGGCCTGACAGCCGTAGCACTCGACGGGTTCGTCGTCGTCGGTGAAGGTGTGATGGCAGATAGCGCACTTCTCAGTCATGCTTCTTCCGTTTCGTCCTCGTAGACCGTGAAGCATCCACAGGCTCCCCAGTCCTCGTCGTCGTCAAACAGGCTTGGCTGGTTCTCGGCACGCTCTCGAAACGCCCGGAGCGTCACGGGTGTCGGTATGCCGGCCCGGTTCTCGCGCAGGATGCTTACGTCCTTGCCGAGCATCTGACGGATGGCTTCTTCTTCTGCTTCCCATTCCATGAAGCGTTCGGGAATGGTGTTCAGCAACAGTCGCCATGCCTTGTGTCCACCACGCACGCAGGCACCGCCACAGTTGGCATGACTGAACCCGAGGGCATACAGGCGTGGCGGTTCGATGCCACGGTCACGCCAAGCTTGCAGAATGTCGGCCTTCTGCAAGTACGGGGCTTCCATGAGTGGCGCACAGATTGTCCAGGGCTTCCATGGTTCGTAGGAAGCGTTGAGCCGATGGTCCTCTGTCCAGTCGAACCCGAGGGCGACAAGGCTGTCGGCAGGGTCGTAGTGGCGGTCCATGAACTTGCGGAGCGGTTCCCTCTTGAGGATGCGGGAGCAGACGGCAAGCCGGTTGTTGGGAACGCAACGCTTGTCGCGTCCTACTTCCATCGGGGTGCGGCCGTCACGGATGCGGTGCCAGGTGGGTCGGCCGAGCCATTCCCACACTTCTTGCGCGAAACGCCAGTTGTCCTCGTCCTCGACTGCGGTGTCGGCCGAGAGCAGGTCTACGTTCTCTAGGCCGTACTGTTCGACGCAGCGAACAGCGACTTCGGCGCTGCCGGCTCCGGTCGAATACTGAACTATGACTTTCATCGGTTCCACTTTCCTGCTTTGAGCATCGCTCGGGCGAACGCGCTCGCTTCGGTTGCGGTGAGTTCGACGCTCAGGGTGTCGTCGTGCTGGTCGTGTTCGGCGGTGAACTCGGGGTCGGACGCGAGCCACGCGTGGCGGGCCACAGCGTCGAACCACTCTTTCGGGATGTAGCGGTAGAGCTCGCTCCCGGTGAGCATGGATGCGTGGTAGATGATGCCGACGATCGTGTCTTGTTTGCCGGTGAGGGTGACTGCGAAGGGGGCACCGAGGTCGGGGTAGGACTCGATGATGTGGACGCGTCCCAGGTGGCCGTTGTGGGTGACTTCGGTGGCGGCGTGGCGTAGTTCTGCGAGCGCCACGTCGGGGTCGGTGTGCGGGTGCAAGAGGGTGTCTCCTGTGTCGGGTTTCGGCGGGTCCGAAACGACTACGGGGCACTCTAGCCGCTCAGGGTCGGCAACGCAACGGGGGGCAGCAGGGAACGGCAACGGGGGACAGCCGGAAACCGTCCCCCGTGTGCCGGCCGGGTCGAAGCGTGGAGTGTGGAACACGCTCAACGACCCGACGTGCCGCACCGGAATCGTAGCCGTGGCGGGGGGCAGCGGGGGTTCGCTAGGGGGCAGCGGGGGGCAGCGGGTAGTGCCAGCAGCCCCGCTCGGCTCCGGCCGTCAGGAACGCGTCGTCGGTGTCCTCCCACGGCAACGGCCGCAGAGGGGGCAGCGGGGGGTCACCCAGGGGGAGCCGCGAGGCTTGGTCGAGCTCGGCGGCACGCTGGACGGCACGGGCCACGTCGCGTTTTAGGTCACGGGGGGACAGCACAACGTCCGGCGAGGCTAGGGCGACAAGCTCGCACCATCGGGCGACCAGGGTTTCAGGGGAGGGGGCAGCAAGGACGGTGCCACCGGGGAGGGTCAGGACGACCACGGGGTCAGGTGCCGGCAGGTTCGGCGTCGTCGGCCGGTTCGATGCTCCGGGCCTCGATGACTGCGAGCTGTTCGCGCAGCAGGTCCACGGGGGACACAACGTTGGGGTCGTCCACGACGGACGGGCCCGCGTCCAGGGTGATGTGCTTACCTACCGCGGCTTCGACCAGCCGGGTCGCGGCCTGAACGCGTGTCGCCCACGGGACGGTGCCGTCCGTGTTGGCCGCAGCTTCGATGAGGGTTCGCACACCTACGGTGGCACCCTGAATGATGCCGGCCCGTACCCGGTCTGCGACTTCGCGTCGGTGTTCTGCGACCATGCGTTGCACTTCGGGCTCTCGCGCAATATCGGCCATGTGCTTGTAGTCGGCAGACAGGTCACGGGCGATCTGTGCGACTGTCGAGCCGCCCGCTAGGCGTAGCGCGACGTCGTGGCGGTCAATGGTGCGGCCGGTCATAGGTCAAGCCTACCGCGGTCGTCCCGGTGCCGGCCGTGAGCTGGCCCAGGACGCGCAGAACCCCCGGCCCGAGAGAGAGGAAGGGTGGGTGGGCCGGGGGTTCCGATGTTGTGCAGGACGGCATGGTAGCCGCCCGCGATCAGTAGCGGGGAACGTCGCGAATGGGCGCAATCACTTTCTCGGTGGCACACGCCATGAACGGGGCGTCCTCGCCCGACGCGTTGCCGATGAGGGTGCCGTCGAGCCAATAGAACCCTCCGCGAGCACCCACGGGCCGGTACACAACGTTGTGTCCTTTCGCTTTGAGCTTGTCGCGTGCCAGGTCGGTGAACAGGGTGCAGGCGGGCCATTCGTCGCGGCTGGCGGCAGCGGACGTCGAGCTCGCCGGTAGGGCGTTCCCGGCGATGCTGCCGGCCACGACGAACGTGGCGGCGGCAGCAACGGCAGCGGCGCGCCAGGTGTGGGTGGGTGTGTTGTGGATGGTTGCGAGGATGGTGTCGGGGTTCACGGTTTCCAGCCGTCCCGGTAGTGCTGTCCGTTGCCGGGAAGCGTCGGCCGGTAGTCCTCGCTCTGCGCCAGGTGCGTTTCGAGCTCGTCGTCGGATGCGTTGTCGTCGCATCGGCCGCAACGCTCGGTCACAGGGTCGAGCCGGTCGTCCTTGCGGGGCACTTGCAGACAATGGACACAGACGAACGGTTCTTCGATCGCGTCCAGGGTGTGATGTTCGGGGGTGTCCCACACGACTTCGCCGCGCACGGTGTAGTTGGGCCGGCCGTTGTCGGCCCGGTAGTCCAGGTGCCATTCGTCGGCGTCGGAGAACCGGACGAACACCCACGCGGTTTCGTCGTGGGTGATGGTGAGCTTTGACCCTTCGCGGCCGGTTGGGCGAATGTCGAGCGTTGCGCCGTTGCTGGCGGCGAGCAGGGCTAGGCGTGTTTCGGTGAGGGTGTCGGGCATGGGTCAGTCCTCCCACTCAGTACGGCACGACGGGCAGATGGTGTGCTGTCCGTCGAAGTGGTCGCCGCAACGGCCGCAGATGGCAGCGGCCGGCGCGTACTTGTAGGCGGGGACGTCGAGCCCGGTGTCGTCGCACAGCTCAGACAGCAGGTCGCCCAGGACGTCGTGCAGCGTCACGGGGTCGTAGGCGTCCAGCACCCCGCCGACGACGGTGTAGTCCTGAACGATGGCAGCGCCGTAGGCGTCGGTGCCGGCGCAGAGCTCAAGGAACACTAGGGATGCGCCGTAGGTGATCGCGTCGAGCAGACAGGCCCGCAGACCGCCCAGGGTGCGAGGGTTGTCCCGCACGTCGGCGGGTGCCTGCCACCACCACCGCTCGCCGTTGTAGTCGTGCAGGATGACGGCAGCACCGTCGAACCCGGCCGGTCGGCCGTTGTGCCAGCCGGTGTAGCGGTCCAGGGTGACGGGGGCGAGCGCCCCGAACCAATCGCCGTCGCCGGTCACGGTGTAGTCGTGGTCGGGGAGGATGCGGACCCGTAGGGTGCGGCCGTCTGGCAGCGTGTGGGTGTCGCCGTCGCCGGTGAGGGTGTCGAGCGGGTGGGTGAGGGTGTTCGTGGTCATCGGTTGGCCTCCGTGGTGAGGGTGTGGGCGGGGATGAGCTCGCGGACGGAACAACCGACCGGGAACCCGTCGAAGTCGAACGTGACCCCGACGAGGGTGGCACCGCCGAACGTCTGATGGCAGACGACGGTGCCGGTGCTGCCGTGCAGCGTGGACAGGGGGTTGTCCATCTGGACGGTGCTGCCGATGGCGGGGAGCTCGGTCATCGGGCCACCCCCGGCGTGAGGGTGTCGGCCAGGGCGGTGCCACGGGCGAGCGTGTCGGCCTCTGCGTCGAGCAGCGCGAGCTGGACGACGGCACGGGCGGTGTCGTAGTCGCCGTCGCACGCTTCGTGCATGAGCTCTGCGAACGCTCCGGGGATGCGGCACGCGGCGACGCGTGCCAGAGCCGCCACGTCGGGGTCGGCGTAGTACGCGCTCGGCGCGTCGAAACCGTCCGTCACGGGGACGTTGTAGTTGGTGGGCAGGGTGGGCATCGGGGTTTCCTCCCGGTTCGGGCTCTGGCGGGTGCCAAAGCGACTAGGGGGCACCGTAATCCGTGCGCGCTCGGATTGCAACCCTTTGCGGCAGATTCTTTCGGGGGCAGCAATCGGGCGGGCGAACCGGCCGGGGGACAGCCTGTGCGGGTGAGGGGCAGCGGGGGCAGCGTGACGGCCGGGGGGCAGCATCAGGCGCGGCCACGGGGGCAGCACGGGGGCAGCACGGCGGGCGGGCGGGCCGGGTCGAGCTCGGGCCGGGGGTCGCCGGGGGGCAGCATCGGGCGCGGCCGGGGGGTCACTCACGCGTGCGCGTGCGAGGGTCGTCGGGGGTCACTCACACGCGCACGGGGGGCAGCATGACGGTGCGAGGGTCGCCCGGTCGCGGCTGGCGCGTGGCACGGTGCGGGGGCGCCGGCCGTCGAGCTCGCACGGTGCGAGGGTGCCAGGGTGGGCGGTGCGAGGCTGTCGGGGCGCGCATCGGCCCGCACCGGGAAGGGGTAGCGGTGCGGGCCGATGCCGGGGGGATGGGGGGAAGGGTGCCGCTAGTCGTCGGCGCGTCCTGTCAGGGTCGCCCACACGTCGAGCGCCAGACAAAGCACGATGACGGCGCCTAGGAACGCGAACACGGACCACGGTGGAACATGGAACCGGCCAGGGTCGGCCGTCACGGTTGCGAGGATGCCGGCCGCGGTCACGGTGCGAGCTCCCGCACCACGTCGGCCGGTAGGCACGCGGGCACCGTTGCATCCTCGCCCGCGGGCGCGTAGGCAATCGGGTCGCCGTCTAGGTGCCAGACACCGCGCCCGGAATAGGTGAGGGTGCGGCCGGTGTCATGCAACGCGGCGACGGTGGGCCCGTCGAGCGCCGCCGGCACACACGCTTGCGCGTTGCGGGTGCAAGCTGTCCCGGCCGCTGCCAGGACCGCGAGCGCCGCCAGGGTGGCCCGTGTGCGCCTCATGCCGGCCCGCCTACGTCGAGCGGGTAGACCCACAGGCTAGCGGTGCCGGTGCCGGTGTCGGCCGTGCGCGTCGTGACGCGCAAGCCGGCACGCCGACAGGCTTTCACCACTAGGTCGCGCTGCCGGTGTAGTTGGGCGACGTCGGTGAAGTCTCCGGGCGCCGTGAGCTCAACAACTAGCCCGGACGCGATCGCGGCGACAGTCTCGCGCCAGCGGTCGCGCCGTTGCGGCCGTGGTCCGGGGAGGGTGGCGGGGTCGTGCGTTTTCATGCCGGCCCGCCGTCCGTCAGGCTGTCGAGCGTGTCGGCGGCGCGTGTTGCTAGGGCATGGATCGCGGCGAGCGCGTAGGCGTCGGGCGGTACGTCGTCGCCCGTTTCGGCCTCCCATGCGAGCCGGTCGGCGCGTGCCGCCTCCCGTGCAAGCTGCCAGGGTTCCACGACGGCGCCGGATGACGCGAGAGCGTAGAACGCGGACGACTGCCCGCCGTGCCATGCCGCGGCGGTGTCCCGGTAGGGTGCGAGGCTGTCGGCCAGGGTTGCGAGCGTGTCCGCGAGCGTCACGACCAGCTCGGCCGCTGCCGTAGGCGTGTCGGCCACTAGGTGCCGGTGCCGGCCGTCTGCGCCCGGACCGTGCCACGGCAGGCGGTGCAAGTAGTGCCACCCGTGCGCGGTGTAGGTGCCGTCCGTCTCCCGGTAGACCGTCGCGACGCGCACGCCGTCACGGTGTAGGACGTAGCGCCATCCGGGGCGAGCGGGCCCGCCGTCGTCCGTTAGGACGTAGCTGCCGGGGTAGGTTGCCGCGATCATCGGGCCAACGCTCCCCGGTCGAGCGTGCCGGCTAGGTGCAGACACGCGGCCAGGACGTGCCGCACGCTGCCGGCCGTCGTCCATCGGCCACCCGTGAGGGTGCCCGCGTAGGTGCCGTCCTGCTGTGCGTAGACCGTCACGACCGCCCAGCCGGCGCGATCACGGGCGACCGCCCACACGCCGCGAGGGTTGCCGCGGGTTACTAGCGTGAGCTCGGGCGGTAGCGCGGTGTCCGGGCCGAGCTCGGGCCCGAGCTCGGGCCGGGCGAGCATCGCGGCCCGCACAGCCTCCCGAGCGGTACGCGTGAACGCACAGCCGCCGACAGTCTCGCCCGTGGCGGTGTCTGTCACGGTGCCGGCGCCGACGTGCCACAGGAACACGCCGCGCGCCCCGTCGCGGTGACGGTACGCCCACAGGGTCACCGCGCCGGCTGGCGCGTCGTCCTGTGCGGCCGCTACACCGACCACAATGGCGCCGTCGGTGCCGTCAAGCCGCGCAAGTGTGTGCGCGTAGTCCGCGAGGGCGATTCGCGCAGAGTGGAACGCGTCCCGGCCGTCGAGCTCGGGCCGCGCGGCCAGGGTGGCGGGTGCGAGGGTGCAGGACTGTCCCGGCGCGGCATGGCAGCGCGGACAGCCGGTTAGACGGGTCAGTAGGTTCATCGGGCCACCGCCTCGCCGTTGAGCTCGGCCACGGCCGGGACCGGCAGCGCGTACAGCGCGTCCGACAGCGTGAACACGCGCACGCCGTGCCGCTCCGCGTGCTGCCGCACCGCCTCTACGCCGCGGGCACCGTCGAACGCCGGCACGCCGTAGTCCTTGTGCAGCGCGTCGGCCAGACACGTCCCGGCACGATCGTAACCGCCGCCACCCGCACGGGCCACGATGCGCCCGCTGTAGTGCTGCCGGAGCGTGCACGTCAGGCCGCTCGCGCTGTAGGTCACCGCGTAGATGCGGCGCCCGTTGCCGTAGTCGTCCGGGCTGTCAGTCGGCGGGCCGACAATTAGCCAGATGGTCGGGAGCTCGGTAGGCATTTCGTTTCCCCTATGGGTTGGGCCCGGATTGTTCCGGGCGACTAGGTGCCACTCTACACAACCCCGGACGGATTGCAACAATCGCGCCCGGAATCTTTCGCGCCGGCCGTCGAGCTCGCACCGCGCCGGCTTGCGAGGGTCACCCACGCGCACGGCCGTGCAAGGGTCACCACGGGCCCGCCTACCGGCCGACGGTGCCAGGGTCGGCCCGAGCTGGACAGAAACCCAACCGCGCCGGCCGGCGCGGTTCACCCGAGCTCGGCCCGTAGAACCGCCTAGCCGGCGCGCCGGCCGGCCCGGCCCGCTATCCGTCCGGCCGGCGCGTCGAGCTCGCACCGTGGTGCGGCCGTGACGGGCCCGGAACGCGAACCGGCCCGCACCCTCGCGGGTGCGGGCCGGCTGTGCCAGAGTGGGCGACGGTTACGCGTCGGCCGTCGTCGGGAGCTTGTGAGGCATGAGCACCGCGGCCAGGGTGGCGCCGTCCTCGCGGGTCATCGTGAACCGCGCCGGCTTTAGCGGTGTCATCGTTTCGACCACGACGGGCCCGCCATCCTTGCCGCCGAACCGGTCCGCGGCCGTCATCGTGCGGGCGAACCGGGCCGGGGACAGTCCGACGCGCTCGCCGTCCGTCGGCCATCCGATGCCGTCGAACAACCGCCCGTAATCGGGGTAGTTCTCGGGGTTGGCAGGAACCGGCGCGGCGAGCGAACCGACGACCGCGCCGGACGCGTCCAGCGCCTCGCACCGTGCCGGCGCGCCGATGTTCTCGCCGCCTAGGTTGTGGAACGCGCCAGCCGTGAACCGAACCCGCGCGGCACCCTTGCACAGCCGGGCCACGTCCGTCGCTTTCCACGCGGGCAGGATGCTCGGCGCGTGCGGCAGGAAGGGGAGGGTCGCGCCGTCGAGCTCACGGCCCAGGGTCACGCGGTGCGCCGCGTAGGTGTCTGTCGCCGCGAGAGTGAGCCCGAGCGGGCCCGTCGCGACGTGCACGCCGCACAGGACCGGGCGCCGGTCCCGCGGGGGAGCGACGGCCGCGACGACTGCGCCCCATGCGGCCGCGGCGAGCTCGGCCGGCAGCGTGAACACAAGCGGGCCAGGGTCGGCCGTGGTGCCGTCGAGCTCGGCGCCCGTGGTGGTGGTGGTGGTTTCTGTCATGGTCGGGGTTCCTCCCGCTATGGGCTCGCACGGTTGCGAGCGACTAACGAACACTCTACACGCTCGCGCACGGATTGCAACAACCCGCGCCGGCTGGACCCAAAAACGGCCGGCGCGCCCCGAGCCGGCGCGGGTCCGGGCCCGAGCTCGGCCCGGCCGGCGCGGGGTCACTCACGGGCGCGCCGGCGCCCCGAGCTCGCGCCGCACAAAAGGGTCACCCGTGCGCGCCCGGTACCCCGAGACAGTCGAAAACCGCCCCGAGCTCGCGCCGGCCGTCGAGCGTGCCAGGGTGCGAGCTCGCACCCAAAACGGGTCCAGCCGGCGCGCGCCGGCTAACCCCGGAACGCGAACGGGCCCGCACCCTTGCGAGGGTGCGGGCCCGTGGTCGGCCGTGAGTGGGTGCGCCGCTAGTCGCCGCGAACCCACAGCATGACGGACCCGCGCCGGACGTAGGTGCACGCGCTCACCGGCACGCGCCGGCCGTTCACTAGCCCGACGTCCGGACCGTCGAGCCATCGCACCGCGTGTTCCTCGCCGTCAATGTTCACCACGTCGCCCGCGTCAAGCTCGGTAGTCCACAGCGCCGTCACGACCACGCCGGCCCGCTCGGCCTGTGTGCCGCAGACAAGACACACAGCCGGCGCGCCGAGCTCGGCCGGCGCGCGCCGGCTGGACAGTCGCACAGACACGCGCCGCTCGCCGTAGCGGGCCCGAGCCTCGCGCCACCGTGCGTTGCGCCATTCCTCGCGCCGGCAGTCGGCGCCTGTGTAGTACGCGACAGACGTAGCGCCGTCGCTCGCCCACTCTACGCACGCGGCACAGGCCGGCACGGTGGTCCGTTCGCCCGTCGCGTTCCACGTCGGGCCGAGCACGTCGGCGCCGCTCATCGTGCACCGGCCGCGGTGTCGAGCTCGGCCAGGAACCGGGCGAACGCGCGACGGGCCGCGGCGAGGGTTTCAGGGTTGCCGGCACCCTCAACGCGCACGAGCTTGTCGTGCCACAGCATGAACACAGCGGAACCCCGGCCGTGCCACACAGCCGCAACGGTGCGCCCGTCGTCGAGCTCGGCCCACATAGCCGCGGCGTCCCCTACGCCGTAGGCTGTGTGAATCTTCGGCCCTCCGGCCGTGGTCGTGGTGCTCATTCGCTTACCCTTTCTGACGGGCCCGGACGGTTCCGGGCGACTGTCAGACACTCTAACCCGTGCGCGCCAGGGTTCGCAACTATCGCCCGAGCTCGGCCCGAAAACCCGGCCAGCCGGCGCGCGCCGGCTGGACCCAAAAACGGCCGGGGCGCCTGTGGTGGCACGGTGCGAGCTCGGCCACCCGCCCGGCCGGCGCGCCGGCGCGCCCCGCGGGCCGCGCCGGCGCGGGGGTCACTCACGCGGGCGCGGGGGTCATCCGTGCGCGTGCGAGCTCGGGCCCGCGTCGAGCTCGGCCCGGACCGGGCCAGGGTGCGAGCTCGGGCGCCGGACCCGCCGCGCCGGCGCGGCGAGCTCACGGCCGCGCCCGTGGTCGGCCGGTGCGAGCTCGGCCGCTCACGGGCCCACACAGGCCGCGAGCTCGCGCCCGGCACCGTCACCCGCCTGTGTGAGCTCGGGCCCGCTGTGCGGCCGCTACGGGCCAGGATGACGCCGCGCCGGCGCGCCCGGTTCCGGGCCCGGACCGGCGCCACGGTGCGAGCTCGGGCCGAAAACCCGTCCGGCCGGCGCGCGCCGGCTGGACCCAAAAACGCGAACCGGGCCCGGTCCCTCACGGAACCGGGCCCGGTCGGCCGTCGAGCTCGGGCCCGCTACGGTGCGAGCTTGCTAGCTAGGTCGTCGGCCCAGGACTGCCACGCGGCAAGCGCGGCCCGCCGCGAGCTGTGCCACCCTGTGCCGCTCGGCCCGGACCATTGTGCCCGGTAGCCGGTGCCACGTTTCACCGCGCCGACCACGTCGCCGCGGCCCGTGACAACTAGGAACACGTCCGGCCGCGCCCCGAATGAATCCGCGTACGGTTGCAAGCTCAACACAGCCGCGCCGCTCACGGCTGTGCCTCCCCGATAGCCGCGGCGAGCTCGGCCGGCGCGCACGCGGTCACAAGGTCGTCGGGCCCGTCGGACCATGCGACAAAGGTCCCGTTCACGAATACCCACACGGAACCGTCCCCGACCGCGTCAACGGTGCGAACTAGGTACCGGGCGCCGGATAGGTTGCGCCACGTCTCGCCGTCGGCCCGGACGTCTACACAGCCCGCGGCGTAGGTCGGCCGTCCGTCTCGCACAGCCTCCCCGATTGCCAGGGTGGCCCGACCCTCGCCCGGTTCGTCATTCCACCGAACCGGCAGGACCATCGCGGCGAACGCAATGACCGCGGCCACGACGAACGCAATCCCCGCGAGCTCGGGCCAAAAATCGCGCCAGCCGGCGCGCTCAGTCTGTCGAGCTCGGCCGTTCATCGTGCACCGTCCCGCACCGGCGCGGTCCACACGTTCACGCGGTGCGAATCACGCCCGGAGACGCCGCACAGGTCGCACATAGCGTGAGTGAACCCGCCGTCGTCGCACCCGTCATCACAGGCCGGGACGAACACAGCGTGCGACCCTCCCGCGGCGACCGCGGCGTCATTGTATTCGGCCTCCCGCCGCTCCCGCTCGGCCCGAATACGGCCGACGTACTCCGCGGGCTCTAGCTCTAGGCCGGAATCGTCGCCGTTCGCAACCCACACAGGCACGTCCCGCACACGTCTAGGTCCCACTCAGGAAGTCCGTTCATGCTCACTCACTTTGATTCGGGCCCGGCCGGTGCCGGGCGACTGACAGACACTCTACACGTTCGCGCCAGGATTGCAACAACCCGCGAGCTCGCACCCAAAACGGGCCGCGCCGGCGCGCGCCGGCTGGACAGAAAAACGCGCCCGGTCCCGCGTCATTCCGCGGCGCGTGCCAGGAATGACGCCGCGCCGGCGCGTCGAGCTCGGGCCCGCCCGCGCCCCGCGGCCGCGGCGCCGCGCCCCGGCCGGGAGGGTCACTCACGCGTGCGCGGGGGACACTCACAGGCGCGCCCGTCCCGCGTGTTTTTGTCCAGCTCGGCGCCGCGCCGGCGCGTCGAGCTCGGCCGCTGTGCGAGCTCGGCCGTCCGTCCGGGCCCGCATCCCAGGGTGCGAGCTCGGGCCCGCACAGCCGCGCCCACAGCCTCGCGCCGGTGCGAGCTCACACACACAGGCCGCGCCCCGAGACACTCACAGACTGCCCCGAGCTCGCGCGCCGGCAAGTCCCGAAAACGCGAACGGGCCCGGTCCCCCAAAGGGAACCGGGCCCGCTGTGCCGATTGCCGGCGCGGTCTAGGTTGCCGGCGCGTAAGTGACTGCCACCCGTCCCACAGCCCGACGGCCGCACAGCTCGCACCCTGAGCCCGCGGGCACGTCGTCGTCCCCGTCGAGCTCGGCAAGCGTGACGGTAGCCCCGGCACCGTGCCACAGCGCGCTGTGGGAAAGCTCACCGTCTAGCCACAGGCGCCGTTCCACAGCCCCGGCAACGTCATGCATGACCCGCCCGGTTGCCGGCGCGCCGGCGCGAGCCCACAGGACACAGGCGCGGCACGCGTCGCACCGGAAAGTCTGCGCCGGGCCCGTCATCAGATGACCCGCCCGTTAGCGTCGCGGCCGAGGACACGCATCGCAGCCTCATGCTGTGCATCGTGCCACCGTCCCGCCCACGGCCGGAGCTCGTCCCCGGTCCGGTCGAAATGCGCCGCGCTGTGCCATACGTCGAGACGCCCGGAATCACACAGGCCGCGCCACAGGACCGGCATCGCCCGGAGACGCTCGGCATCCCAGGATGCAAGCTCGGCCGAGCTCGGCGCGGCCACCGTCTCAGGCGCCACCCACATACGGCCGAGAGCACACAGCGCCCGGAGCTCATGCGGCGCCGCACCCGACAGTCCCGCCGCACCACACACAGCGTGCACAGCATCCTCGCCGACCATGTTGGCCGCGGCGATTGCCTCCCGGATAGTCCACCCTGACAGTAGTTCCATCGTTACCCCTTAGCTCAGGCCCGGCTACCTACCGGGCGACACGCACCACCGTACACGTTCGCGCCCGGCAACGCAACTACCCGCGCCGGCAACCGCCCAAGCTGGACAAAAACCGCGCCAGCCGGCACCCAACCCAGGACACACACAGCCGCGCCGGCGCGCCCACACACAACCCCGCGCACCCAACCCGGTACACTCACACACAACCCCGCGGCCACCCGCACCAACCCTCACGCCCCGCCACCCACACAGCGCACCCAACCCAACCCCGCGCACCCAACCGCGGCCGTGAGCTCGCATCGCTGTGTCGTCCTGTGTGGTCCTGTGTGAGCGTCGAGCTCGGGCCCGGTAGGGTCGGTGCGCCCGTGAGCTCGGGCCCGTCTCCGGGGCTGTGTGGGCCCGCACGGGGTCGTCCGGCCTCGCGCACCCGCGAACCCGGACCCGACCCGCAGCCACCACCCATAAGGACCAGCTAGCTGTGTGGGTGTTCTTGCGTGGGTTGGGGGGTGATAGAGGTTTGCTAGCATGATAGAGGTTTGCTAGTGTTTGTCTATCATGGTGTGATAGAGGTTTGCTAGAGCGATTTGGAGTGTGTGTGGAACGCAAGGTGCAGGCTGGTGCGAAGGCCCAGGACGGCAATAAGGATCGCTTGGTGACGTTCTATGCGTCCCCTGACTTGATCCGTCAGTTTGACGAGGTTGCGGTGTCGATGGGGCGGTCGAGGTCGTCGGCGTTGCGTCGGTTGATGGAGCAGGCTGTGGTGGGGGGTGGTCCTCGGTGAGTGTGGTTTCGAGGGCTGAGTTGTCGGAGGCGTTGGAGGGGTGCCGGCGCAGGTCGGAGTTTTGGGAGCTGCGGGCGAGGGTTGCGGAGGTTCGGGTCGCAGAGTTGGAGGACGCGATCAAGGACCATCAGCGGCATGTTGCGGCAGACAAAGCCGAACGGGTGGCTTTCACGGGGTCGGACCGTGTCCTGTGGAAGCTGGTCGGACGATGAGAACTTCGACCCAGGTGTGGGATTTGCAGTTCCGGGCAGGGAACGCGTTGTCGTGCGGCGAAGGATGCGCCCATGTGGACTGCGGGTTTGTTGAAGCCCTCTGTACCGCCGTTCGCGAGTACGTCTCCGTACTCGACGCTGTGGAAGCGTCAGGGCATGACGCAGGCTGGTTGGCTGCTGCGTTAGACCAGGTCATCGAGGTTCTTCCACAAGACGCTGTGGACACCATCGGACCCGTCCTCGCTGACGCGGCGAACGTGATGCGGGCCATCGACCGTCAGGACCCATGAAAGCGTTGCAGGTCCGGTTGCGTCACGTCGCAGACCACGTCCAGGCGGGGTTGCAGATAGATGACGACGCCGACCTGCTCCGGCTCGCTGCTGACGAGCTCGGTCGGCTCCATTCGGCCATCAGCATCCACCGTGCCTCCCACACCGGGCAACCAACGGCGAACGACAAAGCCCTATGGGGCAACTTGGAAGGAACCAACCAATGAGCAACAGCGTGAACCTGGAACTTGTCCCCAGGTGGGTCGCGATCGACGTCCGGGGCTGCAAAGAATGTCGCACCTACCCCGACGGGACCGCTTTGGTGTGCGGCTGGCATGAGAACCTGACCGCAGGCGCCCAAGCAGTCCAGGCTGCTGCCGACCTGCTGGACGGTGACCAATGAAGCCTTACTACGAGGACGATTCCGTCACGATCTACCACGGCGACTGTCGTGAAGTCCTGCCACAGCTTGCCGCCGACCTTGTCGTCACGTCACCGCCGTACAACCTCAACACCCGTGTCACTCAGGACCGCAGGTTCGTGTCTCGACAGGTTGTTGCCGACGAGTTCTCCACGAAGTACGGGACGTACAGCGACAACCTGCATCCCGACGAGTACCTGCAACTCACCGACGACGTTCTCACAACGGCCCTATCAGTTGCACGGGCTGTCTGCTGGAACGTGCAAGTCGCGACCGGCAACAAAAGTGCCGTCGCCAGACTGCTTGGCGCTCACGCAGATACGTTCAAGGAACTCGTCGTGTGGGACAAAGGGCATGGTCAGCCTGCGATGAAAGACCGGACGATGAACTCGGTCGCTGAACTCGTACTGATCTTCGAGAACGACGACCCCAAGGTCAGACAGTTCGCAGACGCATCGTTCGAGCGTGGCAACCTTGACAACATCTGGCGCATCGCGCCGTCGAAGTCGCAGCACAAGCATGGGGCCACGTTCCCTGAACAGCTTGTCGGCCGATGTATGTCGCTCTACTCGTCGGCACAGACCGTGCTTGACCCGTTCATGGGAACAGGGACAACGCTCAGAGTGGCAAAGAACCTTGGCCGCAAAGCCATTGGCATCGAACTTGACGAACGGTACTGCGAAGCTGCCGTAGCTCGGCTTGCACAGGAAGTGCTGCCTCTAGGTGATGCCGTATGAGCGAACACCCGTACAACATGCCGTTCTCACGGGCCACCTACAACAAAGGGTGCCGCTGCCCTGACTGCAAACAGGCGAACTCGGACTACATGAAGCTGCATCGCAACAACCCGAAGTCGTCGGTCGTGTTCCACTCGAAAGCCCAAGGCATCGCCGCCACCCAAGCCGCAGCATGGGTCAGGGCAAACCATCCGGCCGTGTGGGACCAGCTCCTACGAGAAGCGAAACGGAGGGTCCGTGCAGCAGAATCCATCTGACCTGTCCACCAGGACCGTCAAAGACACCGAACAGGTCGAACAGACCCCGGAACAGGCACGGATCGCCCAGCTCGAAGCTGCGATCCGCACTCACAGGTTCGACGTCGGTCGCGGCTACCACTACCACTCGTTCCGGTCAGTTTCCGACGCCAACATGCGGCTGTGGGCCCAGGTGACTGACCGCTCGATCTACGCCGACGACACCCCCGACACCCCGTCTCTCGCTGCGGAAGCCCCGTTGGCACGGCCGGCGATGATGGAGGACACAGAATGACGCCCGCCATCGTCTACGTTGCTATCGTTGTTGTAGCAGTCGTCGTCGTCGGTTTTGGTGCTGCTGTCGCATGGGCCGCAAAGAACTACGACGACCAGGGGGGAGAGTTCGATGAATGACGAGCTCTACATGCTCCGAATGAGCATCAACGAGAAGGACGCCACGATCGCACGGCTCCGCAACGACCTTGAGAGGTTGCGTGCTGCGATCGAAGCCCACCGTGACGTGAACGGTCAGACGGTGCCGGCAGGGGGCCACAGGCGCTCCGACAAGGCGCTGTGGGAACTTGTGGATACCAGCGCGTGACCGTCCTCGCTGCTGACACTTGGCGCACCAACGGCCATCTCATCGCAGACATGGCAGTCCTCGGCTACCTCAAAGCCGACGACCATGTCCTCGACCCCACGTTCGGCCGTGGCCTGTGGTGGACCGTCTGGCAACCCAAAGCACTCACCGTCCACGACCTACGGCTTGACGGCACCGACTTCCGCAACCTCCCCTACGACCCAGGGACGTTCGACGCCGCCGTCTACGACCCCCCATACGTCTCCGTAGGAGGCCGCAAGACCACCACAATCCCCGAACTCCACGACAGGTTCGGCCTCACCGACGCCCCAACCACCCCAGCCGGTGTCCAGCAGCTCATCAACGACGGGCTCACCGAAGTTGCACGGGTCGTCAAACCTCGCAGCAACATCTTGGTCAAATGCCAGGACTACGTCTCAAGCGGCAAACTCTGGCCCGGAACCCACCTGACCCTCAACCATGCGTTCACCCTCAACCTTGACCTTGTGGACAGGCTTGAACACGTCGGCCGGCCCCGCCCTCAACCACCCGGACGTCGCCAGGTCCACGCCCGCCGAAACCTGAGTACCTTGCTCGTCTTTAGGAGCCCCAAATGACCGAAGAACTCCGAGAACTCAGCCCCGACATGCTCATCGCCAAAGTCATGGGCAACCAGGACATGATGAACGCCATCAACGACAACCCGATGAAAGTCATGTTGTCACCGGACGGCACCGAGGCCGAGTTGTCGATCGCAGAAGTCGTCCCACCCATCGTCATCGCAACGGTGAACGCGCTGGTCGAGTTCGGTGTCATCAACTGGACCCAAGACGAGCAGCCTCCGGTCGGCTAAGGTGGCGTGATGCAGCCCAACTCGACTCCCGAACCGCAGTCGTCGGCCCAAGGATGCCTCATCGGCCTACTCGCCATGCTGGTCCTGCTCGCCCTGACCTGTTTCACGATCGCCACCATCATCGTCACCGTCAAATGGGCACTCGGCAGATAACCCCCGCCCATCAGTCCGCAAAGGCCCACGTCGTAGAGGACCCGTGGCGGGTCGTCGTCGTAGACGGTGACGGCTGGGAGCTGGAACGGTTCGGACCGTTCGACACGCTCACCGACATGGTGACCACCGTTCAGAAAGCACACCCGGACGCATGGTTCGTGCGGGCAGACACACAGGAGCAGACATGAACGACGCCGAAGTACGACTGACCGGCAACGTGACACGCGACCCCGAGTTCAAGGTCACCCAGGGTGGACAGAACCGGGTGACGTTCAGCGTTGCGATCAACAAGCGGCAGAAGAACGAACACACCGGCCAATGGGAGAACGGCGAACCCGAGTTCCACGACGTCGTGTGCTGGCGCGACCTCGCAGAGAACGTCATGGAGTCCGTCACTAGAGGAACCCGTGTCATCGTCGTCGGCCGGCTCTCCAAGCGTTCCTGGGAAGGTGAGGACGGCAAGAAGCAGTACCGGGTCGAGGTCGTCGCTGACGACGTGGCCCCGTCGCTGCGGTGGGCAATCGCAGAAATCACCAAGACCGCCAGCAACGGCGGCGACGGTGGCGGCTACTCGGGTGGGACCGAACCGTTCTGATGCAGCCCCAGCCGATCCCCCAGGACGCCCACGCTGTCGTCGCCGTGTCCTGCTACCCGACCCTCACCCACGTCGATGGTCACCCACAGGCAGAAGTAGCGATCAAGGTCAGCAGCGTCCCGTTCTTCCATGTGTCCATCCCCGAGTTCGCAGCAAGCTCGGAGGCATACTTCGTAATGCCGGCCGGTTCTGTCCACAGCCTTGTGGACGCGCTGCTCGACGCCCACGACAGGGCCGAGATGCTGGCCGAGGACACGACGACAAGCGTTGGGGACAACCATGCCGACTAAGCGACGGGCACCGAAACCGCCGAAGAAGGCGACGGACCACAAGTGGATGCAGTTTGCTGCGTGCAAGAACTACGGGCCCGACCTGTTTCACAGCGACGACCGTAAGGCCAAAGGCGCAAAGTCGATCTGTGCTGACTGCGCCGTCAAGGACGACTGCCTCAACTACGCCCTGGAAGAACGCATCCATGAGGGTGTGTGGGGTGGCATGACCGGAGTCGAACGACAGTCGTACCGTCGCCGCATCGCCCGCCGACGCGCCCTAGAGACAACGAACCTGGGGTCCTGACCGGATGGCGCTCGCCAGCTCCAACGAAACACGGTCCCTCGCGCAACGCCTCGCAGAGTCCGGCGAGTGGGAGACGATGCTCTCCAAGCTGTCCGACGAGGAAGCTGCCAAGCTGGTGTTCGACTGGACGTTTTGGGGTCGCCCCTGCCAGTTCGAGCCCGGTGGCGAATGGGACCATTGGTTCTTCCTGGGTGGGCGAGGAACCGGAAAGACCCGTGCCGGCGCAGAGTGGGTGCGGTCGAACGTCGATGCCCGACGCGCCCACCGTATTGCGTTGGTCGCACCGACTTCCGGTGACGGCCGTGACGTCATCGTGGAAGGCGAGTCGGGGATCATGTCGGTGTTCCCGCACCATGAACGCCCCGAGTACGAACCGTCGAAACGACGAATCACGTTCCACACCGGAGCAGTCGCAACGCTCTACTCGGCAGACGAACCTGACCGTCTCCGAGGCCCACAGCACGACCTCGCATGGGCCGAAGAAACCGCAGCATGGAAGAAAGGCGAAGAAGCCTTGGACAACCTGCTGCTCGGCCTACGTCTCGGCCCTCACCCTCGACTACTGATTACGACAACCCCTAAACCTCTACCTTGGCTTAGGGCTCTCGCTGAACAGTCGAACACGGTGATGACGAAAGGTTCGACCTACGACAACATCGCCCACCTTGCGCCGTCGTTCATCGCCGCTGTCATCGACCGTTATGAAGGCACCAGCCTCGGCCGGCAGGAACTTCAGGGCGAGTGGTTGGAGTCTGTTGAGGGTGCCCTGTGGACGATGGAGACGATCGAGTCACACCGTTGGCCGATCTACGAGGACAAACGTGACTGGCGCACCATTGTCGGTGTGGACCCTCCCGGTGAAGTCACCGCCGAAGCTGGGATCATCGTCGCTGCCGGTCCTCGCATGGTGACCCGTGGCGCAGAGTGCGCTGTCCTAGCCGACGTGTCGGTGCGTGGACGCCCGGAACAATGGGGCAAACGGGCTGTCGAAGCGTTCAAGCAGTTCGGTGCCGAGAAGATCGTTGTCGAGGCCAACCAGGGTGGGGACATGGTGCGTGCCGTCATCCAGTCGATCGACCCTGACGTCCCGGTCCTGAAAGTCCGTGCATCGAAGTCAAAGGGTGAACGCGCCGAACCTGTCGCAGCCAAGTACGAACTCGGTCGCGTCCATCATGTCGGCTACTTCCCACAGTTGGAATCACAGATGGTGTCGTGGACGAGGGGCGACAAGATTTCGCCCGACCGGATGGATGCGCTCGTCCACGCTGTCTCTGAGCTGCTGCCTGAACAGGCCCGAGCAGCATCGGTCGAAAGTGTCGTCGGAAAGCGCCTTAGCATTGGTGGCGTGGGATACCGCAGACGGTTCGGTCAGGGCAGGTAGCGTAGAGACATGCCTGTCGGCCTTTTTCTTGTCGCTGTCCTGGCGGCGTACCGGATCACGCGTCTAGTGAACGAGGACACCATCTTGGACCGTCCACGCTCATGGTTCTACATGCACGCACCACCATTCTTCGCTGAGATGGTCGGATGCCCGTTCTGTGTCGGGTTCTGGATCGCGGGCCTTGTCGTCGCTGCGATCAACGTGTTCGTCCCTGTCGCCATGCCAGTCCTCTACTGGCTGGCGACCGCTGGCGGGTCTGCTCTCATCTACGAACTGATTAGCAAAGGGTCCGACGACTGATGGCGAAACGTAAGCCTTTCAACTCCCTTGTGGCGTCGGCCAAGAACCTGACCGACCATCCCCTCACAACGTCGAGCAAGCAGCGTTGGCAGGACGAGGCATGGGCCTACTACGACGCGTCGCCCGAACTCCGGTACGGCATCCAGTACCTCTCGAACGCCATGAGCAGAGTGAACTTGTTTGCTGCGACGTGGGACGAGTCCGGTTCGCACATTCAGGCGCTTCCCGCTGACCATCCGGCGTCGATCCGGGTGCAGGAGTTCGGTGGCGGTCCCGGTGGTCAGGGCCAGCTCCTTGCCCGCGCCGCACAGAACCTTGGGATTGCAGGCATCGGGTTCCTCATCGGAATCACGGTGGACGGGTTCACGGACTGGACGCTGTTCTCGGCCGACGACGTACAGATCATTGTTGCTGACGGTTTCAAGATGACCCAGGTCAGGGACACCGGCAACCGGACGGGCCTCTACACCCGTGGTGCCGAGTGGACGACGATCCCTGACGACTCGACGGTCGTCGTCATGTGGCGTCCCCACGCACGCCATGTCTACGAGCCGGACTCCCCGGTCCGTGCTGCGCTTTCGGCGCTCGGTGAACTTGACCTGCTCAACGAACGGATCGCTGCTGACGCCATGTCGCGCCTTGCCGGTGCCGGCGTCCTTGTCGTCCCCTCGGAGGCGACGTTCCCGAAGTCGTCGCCCGACGACCTGGACGACGACGACTTCACGCTGACGCTGATGGAAGCGATGACGGTTCCCATTCAGGACCGTGAGTCGGCTGCTGCGGTTGTTCCGTTGGTCGTCCGGGTTCCCGGCGAGTATGCGACGGGGATGCGACACATTTCGTTCGCCACCCCATTTGACGAGCGCATCCTTGACCTGCGGACCCAGGCAATCTCCCGTCTCGCTGTCGGTCTGGAACTCCCGAACGAGGTTCTGACCGGCATGGCCGACGTGAACCATTGGTCGGCGTGGCAGATCGAAGAATCGGCCGTCAAGCTCCATGTCGAGCCGCTGGCCGAACTGATCTGTGACGCAATCACCGAGGCACTTGTCGGGCCGCTCGGCTACGACGACGTGTTCGTTTGGTACGACGCCTCCGAACTTCGTATCCGGCCCGACCGTTCACAGTCCGCACTTGCCCTCTACGACCGGCTTGAGCTGTCACCGGAAGCAACCCGTCGTGAGACAGGGTTCTCCGAGGCCGACGCGCCGACCGTCGAGGAACAGACGACGCTTCTGCTCAAGAAGCTCGCCATCGAACACCCCGAACTCCTGCCGATCGCGCTCAAGGCTATTGCGCCCGACGCGCCCGAACTTCCTGCGGTGGGCCCGGTGAACGAACCGCCCGGTCCTGCGCCGGCCGATACTGCACCGTCCACGGTGAACCAGCCTGGTCCGGCGTCTCCCGAGCCGTCCAAGGTGCAGGCTTCTGCGCTGACCGCAGCGTGTGACGCTGTGGTGCTGCGGGCGTTGGAGCGTGCAGGCAACAAGTTGGCGCGTTCCCACAAGGCAGGGAACCTTGGTGTGGATGCTTCCGAGGTCCATACACAGTTGCGTGCCACGACCGACGACCTGTCGGCGTTGTTCGCAGGCGCATGGGACCGTCTTGCCGTGATTGCTGCCCGGTACGGCGTAGACCAGGACGGCCTGAACGCTGCGGTTGTGGCGTACACGACGAACCTGCTGCTCACCGCACAGCCCCACGACTTCGACGCACTAGAGGTTGCGCTCGATGGCCTCTGAGGACCAGCTCGTCCGGTTGGACGAACTGATGGAGCGGACAGCGGCGGCGATTGCCGAGTATTTGGTGTCGGCTGTGACTGCTGACGTCCGGCGTGAGTGGAACGACGCGCTGACCGCGGCGGTGGACTTTGCGGCGCTGGCAATCGACACGGAACCGTCCGATGACGAGGTCGAGGAAGTGCGAAAGCACACGGCCGAAGCGGTGTTTGTTGCTGCGCTCCTCATGCTGCTGTTCCTCAATGTGCGTGACGCGCAGGCACAGGCAATCGCCCTCGGTCTTGCTGCTCCTGGGTCTGTTGCGCCGGCCGCAGTCACGACCCGGTTGAGGACGTTGAGGCAGATCATTTCTGCCCGTGTTGTTGCTGCGTTCGGCAAAGCGATTTCGTCGGGTGCTGACCGTCAGGACGCTCTCACGAAGGCGATGCGGGAAGCAGAGAACTCGGCCCGAATCTTTGCGGAGGCCGAAGCTCTCGCTGCGGTGAACGGTGGCATCAACGGGCTTGGTGACTACCTAGAGACGCGTGGTCTTACGGTCACAAAGACTTGGTACACGCGCCGTGACAACCGGGTTCGTGAAACCCATTCACGGGCCGAAGGACAGCAAGTGCCCCACACTTCGTATTTCAACGTCGGTGGCTGGCCGATGCAGTACCCCGGTGACCGCAACGCACCCCCCGAACTGTGGGTGAACTGCCGCTGTATCATGGTCCTCGGTTCCCCGTCGCCTCTTACCGACGTCGGGGCGTAGTCCACTTTCCGTCACGGCACATCATTTAGGGTGGTAGCCATGCTTACTTGGTCCGGCGTTATCGCGATGGAGGGCGTCCCCACGGGTGACGGCCGGCTGATCGCAGAAGGGGCTCTCACCTGGCTTGACGGCCCGATGCCTCTCCGTTTCGTTGAGGAAGATGAAGGTGGGCACGACGGCGCTGTCGTCGTCGGTGCGATCCTGACCGTCGAGCGACAGGACGGCGGCGTGATCTACGCCACGGGTGTCATTGACGAGTCCCTTGAGTACGGGGCGCACGCCGCGCATCTGATTCGCAACGAGCTGGCGAACGGTGTGTCGATCGACCCGGACGACGTGACCATCGAGTACCAGGGTGCGGAGGGTGAGGAACCTGACGAGGACGCGCCGATGGGTTCGATGACGACGGTGCTGACTTCGGCCCGTATTCGTGCGGCGACCCTGGTGGCGATCCCGGCGTTTGCCGAGGCGAAGATCATGCTGGACGAGGGCCAGGACGTTCCGGCCGAGGACCCCGAGGACCCCGAGGACGAACCTGTGGACGAATCTGTGGAGGAACCTGTGGACGGCGAGCCGATGGCGGCGCAGGACGCTGCCGACCCTGTTGAGAAGTCTGATTCGGTCATGTCGTCGTGGTTGTCGATCGTGGCGTCTGCCCCGGTCGCGCCGCCCGCCGAGTGGTTCCGTGACCCTGGTTTCTCGGGCCCGACCAAGGTCCGGGTCGAGGACGACCGCATCTTCGGTCACCTTGCGACCTGGGGAACGTGCCACATCGGGTTCGGTGAGGGTCGTTGTGTCCAGCCGCCCGTGTCGCACGCCAAGTACGCCTACTTCGCTACCGGCACCATCCTGGCTGACGACGGCACCGAGTTCGCTGTCGGCACGATCACGATGGACGGCCCCCACGCCGACAAGCGCCTGTCCGGCCGTGCTGCTGCCGCCCACTACGACGTAACGTGCTTCGGTGTCGCTGACGTTGCTGTCGGTGAGGACGAGTTCGGCATCTGGATCAGCGGAGCGATGCGCCCCGGTGTGTCCGACGAAGCCAAGCGTGTCCTTCGGGCATCGTCGCTGTCAGGTGACTGGCGCAAGCTCGGTGGCGAACTGGAACTTGTCGCTGCTCTGGCCGTGAACGTCCCTGGGTTCCCCATTGTGGAAACCCACCTTGCGGCGTCGGGCTGTCCCGATTCGCTGATCGCTACCGGCCTGGTGTTCGGTGAAACCGCTGAGAAGCCGGCACCGTCGAAGGGTGTCGTTGCTGCTGCGGACGCTCTCGCCGCGAGGATCGGCCGTGACAAGGCGTCCCGCAAGGCCGAACTTGTCGAGCGGGTCAAGGGCTGACCGTGGGTTGTGCCTGTAACAAGAACAAGGTTCTTCGCGCTGCGGTGAACGCTCCTGAGTACGACCCGGCGATGCTTCCCGAAACGGCGTCGAACGGTTCGTGGAAGGTGTATTCGGCGGGTGGCGCGGCGTACAGGTTTGCGACTCTTGAGGACGCGAAAGCTGCTGCCGAGTTGATCGGTGGACGCATCGTTTCGGTGTAATCCACACCAATCCACAAGAAATGCACCAAGTTGCACACAAGTTGTGTCTACGATGGTGGGACATGGGAACCGCTCGCTAGGCGACGGACCCGACTGGCGCTAGGCGCTGACCGAGTTCGACAACAACACCGCTTCTAGCGAAAGAGGAAATCCCGTGGACGAGTTCACGCTCCCGACCGACCTGACCACCGTGGCCGAGGCCGACCTGGACGCCCTTGAGGCCCAGGCGACCGAGGCGTTCGACGGCATCGCCGCCGCTCCCGAGGGTGAGGGCGACCTCACCACCATGAGCGACCTGGCCGACGCCATCGAGGCGATCCGCACCGAGCGTGGCCGTCGCGCCGAGGCTGCCGAGCAGGTGCTCGCGCAGGCCGAGGAGCTGCTGCGCCGGGTCCACGCCAACGCCGAGGACGGCGAGGGTGAGGCCGAGCAGGCAGAGGAGGCCACCGAGGACGCCCCCGAGGCCGACGTGACCGAGGCCGAGGCCGTCGAGGTCGAGGTCGAGCCCGAGCTCGTCACCGCCGCTGCGCCCCGCCGCATCGCCCTGCGCCGCCGTGAGCCCGTCGTGGAGGCCCCCAAGCAGGCCATGACCATCCTCGCCGCCGCCGACATTCCCGGCTTCTCCGCTGGTGGCAACATCGCCGGCACCACGGAGCTGGCGAAGGCCGTCACCGCGAAGGCCCGCACCCTGTCCAACCACAGCGACCGTGTCCCGGTGGCGTCGTTCGACCTGAACGTCGATTCGTGGATCGACTCGGACTCCGACGCCGAGCAGGCCGAGGCTGTCATGGCCGCTGCCGCCGACCCGCAGTCGCTCGTCGCTGCCGGCGAGTGGTGCAGCCCGTCCGAGCCGCTGTACGACTACTTCGGCGTCGAGGGCACCGATGGTCTGCTGGACCTCCCGACCGTGGGTGTGCGCCGTGGCGGCATCCTGGTCCCGTCTGCGCTGACGCTCCCCGAGGACCTGACCACCATCACGTTCTCGTACACCGAGGCGAACCGTGCGGCCGAGGACACCAAGGACTGCGTCGTAGTCCCGTGCCCGACCTGGGAGGACGTCCGGCTTGAGGCTGACGGCTTCTGCGTCACCGCTGGCAACCTCACCGAGCGGACCAACCCCGAGCTCATCGCCCGCTACCTGTCGCTCGTCGCTGCGGGTCACCTCCACAAGATGAGCGGGAAGCGCATCGCGAGCATCTACTCGGACTCCACCAACGGCGGCACCCAGCCGACCGTCGGCTCGGGTGGCTCGGCCATCCTGTCCGGTGTCGAGCTGCTCGCCACCCGCTACCGGAGCATGTACCGGACCCCGGTGAACGCGGTCCTTGAGGTCGTGCTTCCGGTGTGGGCCCGTGACGCGATCCGCTCCGACCTTGCCGCCCGCAACGGTGTGGCGCTCCTGGCCGTCACCGACGCCGAGATCAACTCGTTCTTCTCGGCCCGTGGCCTGCGTCCGCAGTTCATCCTCGACTGGCAGCGGATTGCCAACGCAACGGCGTGGCCGACCGACGTGGACTACGTCGTGTACGCCGCTGGTGCGTGGGTCGTCGGCACGGCCGGCACCCTGGACCTGGGTGTCGTCCGGGACTCCACGCTCAACGCGACGAACGACTACACCGCTGCGTGGACCGAGGAGTTCTCGCTGCTGGCGCAGCGTGGACCGTCCCTCAAGGGCACCACGCTTCTCTCGGTGGACGGCGTCACGGCCTGCTGCCCGACCGGCGCCTGAGCTGAGTAACTAGGAAAGGGAACAGCCGATGGCTGGAACTTCCTACGACGCTCCGGTCGAGGCAACCGGGTGCGACGTGGTGACTCGGGTGGCAACACCCGCAGTTGCCACGTCGCCCCGAGGGCTTCTGTCGGTCGCGACCATCATTGACGACCAGGACCCTGTTCGGTGGGGTGTGACAGGGGCTCTTTACGAGAACCTGGCAGCGTTCGACGTTGCAACCCCCGAGGGTTTCGGTGTCTACGAGATGGACTGCGACGATCCGTGTCCGTCTCCGACTGCTGGTGCCTCTGCGAACCTGACCCTCAACCGGGCGACGGCATACACGGCGTGGAGCCGTATTGCTTGCACGGGTCCGCAGACCGACGCTCTTGATTACGCACGGTCGCAGTTCGCGATCCGTGAGGAACGACTGATGGAGTCGATTCTTGCGACGATCGTTGCTGGGGTGACCGAGACTGCTCTTGGGACTGACGTCCCTGTCGGGGTCGGGATGCTGGAACTTGAGTTTGCGAAACTCTTTGCGGGTCAGGGCACTCTCTGGCTGAACACCTACTCGGCAAACGTCCTCGCTGCGGCAAACCTGCTGCTGTCCGGCCCGAACAACAGTCTCCTGACCGCTTCCGGCAACCGTGTTGCTGTGTCGCCGGTGTTTGACCCGACCCTCCCGGTGTTTATGACACCGAACCTGACCATCCACCGCTCGACGCTGGACGTTCTGGACTTCTTCAACCGCGCCACCAACATGCAGGACGCCCTGGCGCAGCGTCAATACCTGTTCGTTATCGACCCGGCAGCCGACATGGTTGCTGGCACCTTCTCGGCATAGGAGACACAAATGGCTGAACGCACTTTCTCGCCCATCAAGGCGCGTCGTATGCGGATCACCCGTCTAGACGAGTGCGGCCAGCCGGACGACACCGTCGGCAACGCCTCGGTCCTCGTCACGGGCGGCTTCGTGAAGATCGCCGGCTCGATGGAGGTCGAGGACGGCGAGGAGTTCCTTGTCAAGAACGCGTGGGGCGAGCTCTGCGTGAACGAGAAGGACGCCGACCGGGTCAAGCGTGTCGCCCTGGAGATCGAGTTCTGCCAGGTCCACCCTGCGCTTCTGAGCATGGTGGCCGGTGGCACCAGCATCATGGACGGCTCGACGTTCGTCGGTGCGTCGTTCGGTGAGGACGTCGGCGGGAACTTCCAGCTTGAGGTCTGGACGAAGATCGCCGGCACCGACTGTGACGAGACGACGACCATCCCCTACACCTACTGGTGCTTCCCGGTGCTGATGAACGGTGTCCTGGGTGACTTCGAGATGGGCAACTCGGTGATGAACCTGATGATGAACGCGGTCACCGAGGGTGCCCCGACGTCTTTCGGTGAGGGTCTGTTCGAGGCTGATTTCTTCCTTGAGCCCATCCCGGCCGGTCAGTTCTTCGCCTTCCAGCCTGCTCAGGCAGCTCCCCCGGCCGACACCGATGGTCCCATCGACTACGTCGCTCCCACTCCCTGAGTGATCTGAGCGATGGCCCTCCCTGAGCCGTCATCGGTCTGTGAGGCTTGGCCGGTCGAATGGTGCAACGACGTCACGACCTATGACGAGAACACCGTGGATGCTGCTGTCGAGGCGGCGTCTCGGGTTCTTTGGTCGCTGACGGGTCGTCGGTTCGGTATCTGCACCGTTGTTCAGGGTCCCCCGCCCGGACAGTCGTACTGTGGTCTGCCACCGTCTCGGTTCACGGTGTGGCCGGACACGAACCCTGGCACCGCCCTGTGGATCGACGGTGAGAACCCGTCTGTGATCGACGTGTTCATCGACGGTGTCGCGATGGATCAGACCGATTGGACACAGGCCGGCAAGTGGCTGATCCGTATTGACGGCGACAAGTGGCCGTTCAATACCTGGACCGAGCCGCAGCGTCTCTTTGTGGAGATGGCTGTGGGTTTCGAGCCGCCTCCGATTGCTGCTCAGGCTGTGGGTGAGATGGCGTGGGAGCTGCTGCGGGCGTGTGAAGGTGCTGACTGTGCGTTGCCGGCACGGGTCCAGAACTTGTCTCGGCAGGGTGTGTCGATGAACCTTATTGACTCGTTGGAGTTCTTGTCGTCCGGCAAGACGGGGTTGCCGATCTGCGATCAGTTCATCTACTCGGTGAACCCCAACACGCTTGCCCAGGGGTCCAGGGTGCTGTCCCCGGACCGTAAGGGTTGGGTGCGGCCGTGAGCCTTGACGGGGCTGCACAGGCTGTTCTGGACGCCGTACAGCGAGCTACTGGCCTCACAGGCAAGATCGTTGTCGGTGAAGGCGCTCTTGACGGCTGCTGTGAGGACGATGGCTGGGCGATGATGGTCACCATCGAGGGGTTCCAGCCTGTCGATGGTTTCCCGGCATCGTGGGGCCCGGACCCTGACGGCAACATCAAGTGTGGGCCGCAGATTGCTGTGCAGGCCCATGTGATCCTGGCCCGGTGCGTTCCTGTGATGGACGACCGGGGCCGGCCTCCGTCTGTGGACGCCGAACAGGAAGCCCATATGGAGCTGATGAACGTTGCTGGCAGAGCATGGAGAGCGGTTGCTCGACTGTCGCCCGACATGATTGTCGGGACTGCGTCTCCGTTCACCGTTGCTGGCGGGTGCGGGTTCATTGACATTCCGGTGTTTGTAGACGGCGACGAGTGGTGCTGACAGTTGTTTCGCATTGACGTAACCCTCCAACTTGACCAGGGTGCGATAAACACGATGCTCCGCACAGAACGTGGTTTTGTCGGTCAGGACATGTTGCGGCGAGCCAAGAACGTTCAGAAGGTCGCGAAAGATACTGCGCCGGTTGGCAAGGTTGGTGGCGGCAAGATGCGTCAGTCGATCACAGCGAAGGTTGTGAAAGCTGGCCTTGGTGTTGAGGGTGAAACGTCGATCAACGTGCCGTATGCCATGTGGGTGGTCAAGGGTACGGGTATCTATGCCGGCCGTGGTCTGATCCGTCCAAAGTCGGCTAGGCACATGGTGTTCTCGACTGCCTACGGCAACTACAACATTCCGTCGCACGGCGGCTTCTACTACGCCGACTACATCAAAGGTCAGAAGGCAAATCCCTTCTTCGTCAAGGCCCTTCCAGTCGCACTCAGATAGACAACCCGAGGATGCTAAGGTCGCCGCATGAGTGATTCCGTGCCCACCATTCCTACTTCTATGGTCCCTGTGACAATCAGCGACCAGCTCGGCAACGAGTACCTGCTCCATGCGTTTCCCGAAGCCCCTTACGGGCTCCTGGTGAACTTGCAGTCGTTTCAGACGGAGACTGATCCGATCAAGCAGTTCGAGGCGATCAACGCATGTCTCAACATGGCGTTCCCACCGAACGAGGCCGAGCAGCTTGCGAACCTTGTGCGTTCGCCGGGTGGACCGCCGCTGAGTGCCGTGATGGGCCTGTTCCAGACGTTGATGGAGTCGTGGTTCGCAAACCCTACTACTGGACTTTCAGAGTCCTCGCCTTCGGATGGAGCAACGAATACCTCATCAGAGGTCGCATCGCCGCCAACGGAGGCAACCCCTCTGCCCTCCACCCCCGAGACTGGGTTGCCGCCTGTTATTTCGTCTTGATGGACGGCATACAGGAAGAAGGTGACCGCCAAGAGGTCATGGAGATGCTTGGGGCGCCTCCTGACGGTGTTGCCGGCCGTGAAGGCAAGAGGACTTCGCTCCCACTTGACGGAGCCCCGTCCTGGTACAACGGCGAGGACGACGAGGGCTACACAGCGAGCGCGGCTATGACCATGCTCGGCCGCGTCCGCAGGTAGCCTAGTTCTATGTCTGGCAACGTCATTGGGACCGCCACAATCAAGATCGTCCCTGACGTTTCACAGTTCACGCCCCAGCTCACGGCGCAACTCAGTCAGGCACTCAACATTGTCCAGGCCCAATGGAAACAGGGCTTTGAGGACATGGAGCAGGCTGTCCGTGAGTTGATTGCTGTCGTCAAGATGGAGATGGCAGAAGTTCGGCAGACCGTTGAGATGACCTCTGCTGATATTGCCAACGAGTTCAACGTTGGCATGGAACGTGCCGAGACTGCTGTTCAGACGTCGGGTGAGGCGATTGAGAACGCTATTCGTGAGACGGGCGCTCAGGCCGAGATAACGGGTGAACGCATTGAGCGTGCGTTTGCAGAGGCCGGCCGTAAGTCCGATGGGCATATGAGTCGGATGGGCGGCGCTATGGGCGGGATGCTCAAGGGTGGCGCTATGGCTGGCGCTGCTGCTGTCGGTTATTTGGCAACGTCGGCTTTCACGGCCGGTATCGAAATGACCGGGTCGTTCGACAAGGCCGAAGCATCGTTCACCGCACTCACCGGAAGTGTCGATGACGGCAAGAAACTCCTTGACGACGTCAAGGATTTCGCGTTCAAGACACCGTTCGACGTGAAACAGATCGCGGATCAGACCCGAAACCTGTTGGCGCAGGGTCAGGCTTACGGTGTCACTAAAGACAACGTGTTGCAGTACGCCACCGCGATCGGTGACGCCGTCGCTCTTACGGGTGGTGGCGAGATTGAGTTCCAGCGTGTGACCAGGGCGCTCGGCCAGATGGGGTCGAGCAGCAAGGTCATGGCGCAGGACATGAACCAGCTTCAGCAGTCGATTCCGGGTATCAACGTCTGGAAGGAACTCGGTGAAGGGCTCGGTGTCACCGAAGCCGAAGCCCGAAAGATGGGCGAGGCCGGTCTTATCCCTGGTGCCCAGGCTGCGAACATTCTGACCGAGGCGATGCGTGAAATGCCGGGTGCTGCCGGCGAAATGGAACGTCAGGCCACCACGGTCACGGGTGCGTTGCAGAACTTCAAGGAGCAGGCCACCTCTACTCTGACGGAGGGGATGCGGCCATTTACCGATGCGCTCCGAACTTTTCTGTCGTCCACCGAAGCAAAGACGGCAATCGGACAGTTGGGTGCCGGGTTCGGACAGTTGCTTGCTGCAATGGCGCCGATCTTCCCGGTCATCACCCAGCTCGCCTCGACGTTCGGTGGGTTCCTGGGGACGCTCGGCAAGGCACTTGGTCCTGTTATGGAGAAGTTGGGGCCGATCTTCACGAATCTGCTGTTGCGCCTTGAAGGTCCCCTGACTGTCGTCGCTGAGACGTTCGGGATGCTACTGATGGCACTCATGCCGATCATGCCGGTCCTCGCAGAGCTGATCGCTGTCGGCGCGCAACTTATTGCTGAGGTGCTAGTTGCGTTGCAGCCTGCGATCACGGCCATTGGTGACGCGCTGGCCCTGGTCATGCCCATGTTCACGACCATGATTTCTCAGATGGGTGCTGAACTTGGGCCCCTCTTGGCTGCAATCGCTAACGCGTTTGTCCAACTTGTGCTGGCAATCATTCCGATTCTGCCTCAGCTTGTTCAGTTGTCGATGGCGTACTTCCCGCTGCTCATCAAGTTGATACCTGTCTTGACGAGCTTTATGAACTTCCTTGCCAACATCATTAGCAGTTACGTCGCTCCTGCTATCAAGTGGCTTGCCGACAAGTTGGCTGAGGTCGGACCGAAGTTCACGCAGGCCAAGGACAAGGTTCAGGAGTTGTGGCAGAAGTTCAAGGATTGGTGGAACGACCTCAAAGACTTCCCTGACAAGGTGAAGAACAAGGTCAAGGACATTGTGGACGGTATCAAGGACAAGTTGGCGAACCTTGATCTGTTCCAGGCTGGTAAGAACGCGATTCAGTCGTTGTGGAACGGCTTTACAAGTCTGGACCTTGTGAAGAAGGCTGGCGAGATCGCGTCGGGCATCAAGGACAAGCTTGGTGGTCTGCTCGGCAAACTCAACCCGTTTGGGGGGTTGCGTGAAGCAGGTCTGCGTGCAGCACCCGTTATGGGGGAATCAGGCTTCGCTACTGCTGTTGCTTCTGAGTTCAGCGGGTTCGCGATGGCCGGTGGCGTAAATCCGACAGCGATGCCTGTGTCGAACGCTCGTTCTGCTGGTGGGATCACGTTCAACGGGCCTGTCACGTTTGGTTCGGACGCGTCGAGCAGCGTTGCCGAGTTGGACTGGATGCGTCGGACCAGGATGGGTGCAGCGTGACGATCATCTACCGTCTTTTTACGCCGGTCGATCAGCCGCCGTCGCCGTGGCCGAACCAATACACCGAATGGAACGTAGACGGGCTTACGTCGGACTGGCAGGTCAGTCTCGGTGGCGTCATGCTCGGCAAGAACTCCGAATGGTGCATCACGGAGATTGACGGAATCGGCCTTCCTTCGGTTCGGACAAACGATGCCCCCGAGCCGTTCCACCACGGCGAGTCTGCCCTGGGTGACTTTGCGAACTCGCGCGAAATCGTTGTCGAGGTTGCTGGCCGGTTTGCTTCGCCGGCCGCAGCATGGGACGCGATTCGTGAGCTGGCGGGTGTGTGGCAGCCCGTGATCTTCGAGCAGCCACTCCGGTTCCGTATGACCGGCGACGAGTCAATGATGCTGATTGGGCATCCTCGGAAGATGGAAGTGGATTCGTCCGGTATCCGACTTGGAGTTGTCCGGGTGTCGTTGGAGTTCGTTGCGAACGACCCCAGGTTCTACAACGCGTCGATTACACAGTCGTCTGTGGCCCTGTCGTCGGCTGGTGGCGGCGGCTTCTGTTTCAACAACTCCGGGGCCCAGCCGCTACCACACACCCCGAACTTCTGTTTCACGACAGCTCCGAGCGACACGGTTTGCATCCCGATTGGTGACTTCGGTGTCCGGTTCGTGATGAACCACGGCAACGCCTACACGCCACCCGTGTTCTCGATCCGTGGCAACGTCGAGGACGTCACGGTGCAGAACGCACAGTCCGGCCAGGAATGGTCGTGGACAGGTGACGTGGCCGGTGGCGAGCTCAAAGCGGACCATCTTGCCCGGACGATCACGCTCAACGGTACAGAGGTCTATTCGGGGCTCTCGACTACGTCAGAGTTCTTCTGGCTGGCTCCGGGTGAGACTCAGATCAACATTACGGTCGGTACAGGCACGGGAACCGGGTTCATTCGCTTCCGTGACGCTTGGTTCTAAGTAGGATTGTTCTATGACGGTCAACTCCCCGCCCACGTTCATCGCTGGTGAGTGCTATGAGGCGCGTTCGTTCCGTCACATGCTCCAAGCTGCGGCCAACGGTTCGCCCGGTGTTGTTGTCGGTCTGAACGTGGCGTCGGTGTCGGGTCTGAACGTCACGTTCGACCCTGGGTCGTGCATCCTTGCGGGGGACACGTTCCCCGAGGGCTACTACCAAGTGGTCGTGTCCGCTGCGGAAACGGTAGCGATCAGTCCTTCTAACCCGACGCTTTCCCGTATCGACCTCATCATCGCCCGAGTCAAGACCACCGAGTACGGCGACGCGACCGACACGGCAACCGTCGAGGTTGTCACGGGTACTGCTGCTGCCACTCCGGTCGCGCCGACCCCAGGGTTCGACAGGTGGTTCGAGCTGGCAACGGTGACGGTGCCGGCCGGTGCTTCAAGCCTTCTCAGCACGAATGTTGTGCCAACCCGTGTGCGTGCTGGTTCACAGACCGTTCCGGTGGGCGCGATCACGATGTTTGCGGGAGCTACGGCTCCGAGCGGCTACATCATCTGTGACGGTTCGTCCAAGAACCGTGCTGACTTTCCGGCCCTGTTCACGGAAATCGGTACGACCTACGGGCCGGGTTCGGTGCCGGGGACGACGTTCAACGTGCCGGACCTGCGCGGTCGTACCCCGGTCGGCGCTGGCACGGGTACGGGGCTGACGACCAGGACTCTCGGCTTCGTCGGTGGCGCTGAGAGCGTTGTCCTGACTACCGCTCAGATGCCAGCTCACGCTCATGGTGGCAGCGTGACGGGCGGCGCACACACTCACGACCTGGCAAGCGTCATCACAGCTTTCGCCGGTAACACTTGGAACATCGTGAACGGCAACGGCTGGGCCCTTGCAACCCGCACCACGGTTGCCGGTCAGGGCAGCCACAGCCACACGATTGCATCTGACGGTGGCGGTGGTTCGCACCCGAACATGCAGCCGTGGCTCGCGTTGAACTTCATTATCCGGTCGTCGTAACCCATGAGGCTTGTCGTCGCAGACTTCCTGACCAATACGCGTCTAGGAGAATGGCGGCACATTGGGGTCAAGTGGAGCGTGGAACGTGACCGCCCTGGCACGATCAGCGGCACCATCGTTGATCCCACCAACGCAACGCTTCTAGACCGGCCTCTTGCCGTCTATGTCGTCTACCCGGACGGGACAATCCCGTGGGCCGGCATCGTATGGGACCTGTCTCCGACCGCGTACGGGTCGAACGAGTGGACGTTCGAGGGTGCCGGGTTCACGTCGATTCTTGATTTCCGCATCATCAGAACCGACTACCGCTTCCAAAACACCGACCAGGCAACGATGGTGTCCACGATTCTTACGGAAGCAGCAACCGGAACCAACGGTGGGTTGAGCTGGACGGTCAGTACGCCGGCCACCGGGCGTCTGCGCGACCTGACGCTGAAAGCTACGGACCGCAAGTCGGCCCTCAAGTACCTGTCAGATTGGTGCGACAACATCGACGGGTTCGACTTCCGGTCATATGCCGACGGCAACTACGTCCGGCATTTCGACTTGCAGTATCCACGGGACCACCGTGCCGAACATGTGATCCGGTCTAGGCCATCGGTTCGCATCACCAAGTGGGACGATGACTGGACGTTCGTCGCGAACAACATTGACGGCACAGGGGACAACGACTTGGCCTACACACAGTTCGGGACGCCATCCCCGAACTGGCCTCGACTGGACCGCGAGTTTCGCGCCGATTCTGTTTCTGTCGCAGAAACGCTGATTCAGAAGGTTGCCCGGTACGCCGACCTGCACCAAGAGCCGTTGTATTCGGCAGAGGTCGAGCTCATCAACGAACCGACTGGCGTTGCGTGGGTCGGTGAGGACATTCGTTTGATCGACACCGACGTTTCGGGTCGTGACGAAATCTTCCAGCTTGTCGCCGTGGAAGGGTCGTGGGCTGGTGGTGCGCCCGTGGAGAAGTGGACGCTTGAACAGCAGTTGAGGGCGTGACCTGTGCCTGTTGATCCGCTCGGTGCTGAACTGAAACAACTCAACGACCGTATCTACTCGTTGGAGCGGCGGGGAACGTATCCGTCGTGGGTGGCTGACGCGTCGTGGAACGTCATCTCGACGTTCTCTAACAGTTGGACGAACTACGACGCGTCGTGGCCGACTGCTGCCTACCGGGTGGATTCCGAGGGTTGGCTCATCATGCGTGGCCTGTTGCGGAGCGGCACGCTGAACTCGGTGGCGTTCACGTTGCCTGCTTCCTACCGGCCTCAGATCATGCAGGTTGTCAGGACCAACGCGAATGATGCGGCTGCGTGGATTCAGATTGGTACTGACGGCCAGGTACTTATCAACTCAAGCAGCAACGCCTATGTGTCTCTGTTCCATGTCCAGATTCCCCTGTGGAACACCAACAACTTGCGTCTGACAAAGTTGGGTCTGCCGTTCTACACAGCGGAAACCAACAACAGGCATCAAAGGTTGTATCTGCGGCGGTCAGGAATGTGGGAGCTGACGGGTATCGCGGCGGCGATGACGATGAACACGTCGTACGCGCTTGCTGGCACGGGTCCTGACTTCTCAGACATTTATTGGGCTGCTGGCACTACTCCGAGTGCCGGCCGTGTGGACATTGGGCTGAACAACTTTACGAACCCCAACACGTTCACGCCTTCCACCAGCTTCTCGATTCTTGGTGGCATCAGATGGCCGGACACCAGCATCGAACCCGATTATGCGGGACTGACGTTGCAGAACTCTTGGGCCTATTTCGGTGTCGGTGCTTCTCAATGGGCTCAACCCGGCTACTACAAGGACAGCAACGGATACGTCCACCTGCGCGGACTTATCAAAGACGGGTCGTCATCAACAGCGACGATTGCCACGCTGCCGGCAGGGTTCCGACCGGGGTTCAGAACAATCTTTGCGACCTACGGCGCCCCTGGGATCGTCGGTATCGAAGTGAGCTCGGCCGGTGTAGTCGCGCCACGCAACGCGTCTACACGCACCTATTTGTCGCTTGCCGGTATCTCTTTCCTGGCCGAGAACTAGGCTTCACCTATGCCCCGTGCGCTCTGGCTCCCCGACGTGTTCCGACAGGCAGGACTGCGTGTCGAGGTTGTCCGAGGGTGGGAAACGAGGGGCGATTCCAACTTCATGCCGTCGTGGCTCATCGAACACCACACGGCGTCGAACAAGAACTCTGGCAACGCCCCGTCGCTGAACATTGTCACGAACGGCCGACCTGACCTTCCTGGGCCGCTGGCGAACTATCTGACGGCCCGTGACGGCACGATCTATGTGGTTGCGTCGGGTCGAGCCAACCATGCCGGCATCGGTGCCTACCCGGACGGCATGACCGGAAACTCTCGGAGCTTTGGCAACGAAGCGGAGAACGACGGTGTTGGTGAGCCGTGGTCGTTGGTGCAGATGAACGCGATCAACCGTGCGGCCTATGCGATCTGTCGGCACTTGGGTTGGGCTGCTGACAGGGTTGTGGGCCACAAAGAGTACGCGTTGCCGCGTGGCCGCAAGATTGACCCGACCTACGACATGAACGTCCATCGTGCAACGGTCGCAGCGTTGCTCGGTCAGCCACCCGCCCCAGGACCCGACCCGGTTCCCGATCCTTCTAGGAGCAAGCAGATGTATGTCCTCATTCAGCGTGGAGCTGGTGGTCCGATCGCCACGTTTGACGGTACGACCAAGGTGTTCGTCCCGAACGACACCCTTGTCGGTGGGCACAAGATCGTCCTGGGCAGTCTCGGGCTGAAGAACGACGTCCTTGTCGTGGACGCTGTGTTCTACGACTCGATTCCTGACCGGAACGACACGGCCGGCGACCTGCGGGTGGGCCGGTCGATCATTGACGAGACAGTCAAGGGTGTTCTGGCGGGTATCCCTGCTGCTGGCAACGTGGACAACCAGGCGATCGCTACTGCTGTGGCGGTCGAGCTGGCGAAGCGTCTTGGGAACGGCTGAGACAGTCCCGAACCGTTGCTTGTGGTGACGGTAGGCTAGGGCGAGAAACGTCGCAGGACAGGGCTGACTACCTATGGCAAAGACGATTGACGGGACGGGCGCTGACGCCTCTTGGCCTGTCCGTGAGAACTGTGTGTGGCGGTCAGACATTCGCGCCGAGTTTGACTGCGAACCTGTTGATCTGACTTCTGCGACGATCACCGCTGTTGTCACCGCTGCCGAGGGCGATACGACGCCTCTCAAGACGTTCAACGTCACTATCGGTTCTCCGACGACTGGCGACTTCTCGATCCAGATTGACGAGGCTGACGCCGATCTGGCCGTCGGACGTTATTGGTGGTCGCTTCAATGGGACCTGGGTAACGGGAATGAGCCGTTGGCGTCGGGTCCGTTTGTCGTGAAGCCGTGGTCGCAGCCATGAGTCTGATTCTGAATGTCCGTCAGAACGTTGGTCTGTCTACTGCTACTGACGTCATTCTGACTGTTGGTGCGCGTGGGGCTCCTGGGCCGGTTGGTCCGCAGGGTCCTCCTGGGCCGCAGGGTCCGTCCACGATCGACGTTGGTACGACAACGACGGGAGCTCCGGGTACAAACGCGTCGGTTATCAACGCTGGTACGAACGTCAATGCGATTCTGGACTTCACGATTCCGCGTGGCGACCAGGGTGTGCAAGGTAACCCTGGGCCGACGGGTGCGGCCGGCAAGAGTGTCCTGAACGGCACGGGTGCCCCGTCGAACGGAACCGGGAACAACGGTGACTTCTACATCGACACCGTCACCGACACGATCTACGGACCCAAAGCTGCCGGCGTGTGGCCGACCCCTGGAACGTCTCTCATCGGACCGCAGGGCCCTCCCGGTACTGACGGTCTGAGTGTCCTCAACGGAGCTGGCGACCCGACGTCGGGTGACGGTGTTGATGGCGACTTTTGGATCAACACGACGACCGACTACATCTTCGGTCCGAAGGCCGGTGGGGTGTGGCCGACACCGGGGACGTCGCTGGTGGGCCCGCAGGGTCCTCCTGGGCCCGGTCAGGACGTCACGGCAGCGACCCATGAACCGTTGGGTCACTCTGACCGTGCAGAGTCCACGATCTCGTTCAACAACGCTTCACGGACGTTCACGATCGCTCCGACCGGCTCGACGTATGAGGTGTGGTGCGCCGGCACGAAGTATGACCTGACGACACAGTCGGTCACGATCCCGAACACGACTGGCCTCTACTACATCTACTTCGACACGGCCGGTGTCCTGCACTACAAGACGACGTACTTCGATTGGGCGACCGAAGTCCCGACTTCGTACATCTATTGGAACCAGGCGACAGCGAAGGCCGAGTTCTTTGCCGATGAGCGGCATGGCATTGTCCTTGATTGGGCAACCCATGAGTACCTGCATCGGACGCGTGGCGCTGCGATGGCTTCCGGGTTCAGCTTGGGGTCGTACACGACTGCTGGCACGGGTGGAGCTGACGCTGATGCCCAGGCGGCGTTGTCGAGCGGCACGTTCTTTGACGAGGACTTGCAGGTAGACGTTGTTGCTACTGCTACGCCGACGGCGAACACTTGGGAGCAGAACCTTCTGTTTCCGATGAAGGTGCCGGTGTTCTGGATTGACGGGACTGCTTGGCGAGCGGATACGCCTACGAACTTCCCACTCAAGACGGGTACGAATCGGGCCCGCTACAACCGGCTCGTTGGTTCAACATGGGATACGGCAGACGCCGGTAACAGCGATTACGTCGTGTCGTGGCTGGTTGCGACGAACAACCTGAACTATCCGGTGATGGTGATTCTTGGGCAGGCGTCGTACAACTCGCTGAACGCTGCACGAAACGCCCTGTGGGAGTCGCTGACCCTCACAAACTTCCCGGTGTTTGAGTTCCGGCCGCTCTACAAGCTGATTTTCCAGACCGCTACTTCATACGCCAACACGCCTCATGCACGGTTGCGTGACGTGCAGGACATTCGTGGATCGGTGAGTGTCGGGTCGGGGACGACTACTTCGGACCACGGTCTGTTGAACGGTCTTGCCGACGACGACCATCTTCAGTACGCCCTGGCTGACGGGTCGAGGGGTGCGTTCCTGCTGCCGGCGAACAACCTGTCTGACGTGTCGTCTGTTTCGACAGCTCGGACGAATCTTGGGTTGGAGACTCAGACGGTTGTTGCGAGTCCTGTTGCGAACCTTGACGGGACGGGGCTTGTCCTTCCGGGGACGATTGGGAACTATGCGTCCACCCCGGATGCTCCTGCGTTGGATATCACGGGCAACGTCCAACTTGTGTCGCGTATCAAGTTCACGAACTGGGACCGTCCGGTCAATCAGTCGATCATTACGAAACGTGACGCCACTACCGTTACTCAGACCTACTCGCTGAATATCTTTGGCGGGCTTCTGCGACTCAACGGTCGAGGCAACGCAGCTTTGCCTAACGGAGCCATTGCTGCTGTTGCGACGGCGAAGGTTCCGTTCACCGCCAATGAGACTGGCTGGGTGAGAGCCACGCTGACTTGGGGTACTCCGGTCAATGGCTGCACGGTTGTCTTTGAGTATGCGGCCGATTCTCCGACCGAACCCGTGTCGTGGACGTCTGCGGGGTCGATTCTTGTCGCAAATGCCGGTACTGCGTTCACGACGAACAACGCACCGTTGGAGTTCGGAACGGAACGCCTCGGAACGGTTACTAGCGGCTCATGGGCGCTCGGTACAGCCACCGTCTACCGAAGCATCGTCCGCTCTGGCGCGACGACGGTGTTCGACGCTGACTTCTCGGCCCAGCCCGCAGGCACCCTGTCGTTCACACCAACCGTGGGCGGCGACGTCACCGTTACCCAGGCCCGTCGAGCTACGACGACGCAGCAGGTTGTTCGTGGCGACGACGACAGGTTCGCTCCGTACATTCTGAACTCGTACTCCGCGTGGGGACAGTACGGGGTTAGCGACGCCGACTTCACGGCCGATGTGGTCAGGTCGTCGCTCGTCAATGTGAACACGATTTCGGCGCCACGAACGCTGACGCTTCCCGACCGTTTGGTGTTTGTCGCCGGTCAGGAAATCATGGTGTGGAGCGGAACTCAGGTTTCTGCGACGAACACTCTGACCGTCCAGGGAACTTCCGGGCAGACAATCAACGGTGCAGCGACGTATGTGATTCGCCGGCCTCGGCGGCTTGTCCGGTTTGTGCAGACTTGGTCGGCCACCACCACTACGGGTGAGTGGGTGGTTGAGGACGTTACGGCTGCGGACCTGAACTTGGGGACTGCGGCGTCGTTCGATGTGCCGGTGGGTGCGTACCTGAACGGCTCGGGTCTTGTCCTGCCAGGTGTGGCTGGGAACTATGCGTCCAGCCCCGACCTTGCCGCCTACACGCCAACCACCATTGAGGTCGTCGCACGGTTCTCGCCTGACTCCGTGGCGGCAGGGGCTAAGACAATCACGAACAAGCGGACCGCGGCAGCGGAACTTGAGTTCGACCTGTCGGCTGATGGAACGTCGCTACGGTTCCGGCGCTCCTACAGCAGCACATCGTGGGGCGTGAACGTAACGAGTTCGCCTTGCCTGACAGCAGGATTGCCGGTGTGGGTCAAGGTGACACACAACGCGGCGACGGGCGCTACGGCCTTCTATTCGGCACCTGACCAAAGCACAGAACCGTCGTCGTGGACTGCGCGTGGAACTGCAACAAGCGCAACCGGACCGCCTCACAACGGCACCGGAACTCTCAACGTTGGTAGCCCCGCGACTACCGAACAGTTGAGCGGCACGGTCCGACAGGTGATCCTGCGTGACGGCATTGGCGGCACAATCGTCTACAACGCCAACTTTGCTACCGCTCCACGGGCCGCAACTTCGTTCACCGAGTCCAGCCCCAACCTTGCGACCGTCACGATCAACGAAACTCGCGGTAACGCCGGAACCAATCAGATTCTCATCGGTGACGACACCCGAGTCACCAACGCCCTTTCCCGACTCAACAACCTGTCTGAAGTCAGCAGCACCTACCTGTCCCGACAGAACCTCGGGCTGACCCAGGCAGCTCAATGGGACATTCCGGCCAGCGCCTACCTGACGGGTGTGGGGCTGAACCTGCCCGGTGTGACCGGGAACTATGCGTCCACGCCGGAAACGGACACGACTCTGGATATTACGGGCGACCTTGAAGTCGTGGCTCGACTTGTTCTTTCTGATTACACGCCCGCAGTCACTCAGTATGTGACGGGCAAGTGGGGACCCCTAGCGGCAGACCAAAGTTGGTACGTCCGGTTCACCGGGGGCGGTCTACTCAACCTCACTTGGTATCCCGCTACCGGGCCGTTTGAGAGTAAGTCGTCCGGCGTCGTGCCGTTCATCGACGGAGTTCCGTACTGGATCAAAGTCACGCTTGACGTCGATAACGGTGCGGGCACGCCGCAGTACGAAGCCAAGTTTTACTACGCAGCAGATCAGGCCACGGAACCGTCCACATGGACGCAGATGGGTGGGACCCAGACCGGCAGCGCAACCAACATCAAGTCCGGCGACGGAGCAACATGGTTCGGAGCCGTCGGTCCTGCGGTCGGGTCCAGCAACACGCAAGGCACGATCTATCAGACCATCGTGCGTAACGGCATCGGCGGCACCACCGTCATGGACGCCAACTTTGCGACCGCTGCGCGTGGGGCAACATCGTTCCTGAGCAGCCCCGGCAGCGGCGCATACCTCGACGGTTCCACGGGCCTTGTCGTGCAGGGCGTGGCCGGAAACTTTGCGTCCACCCCCGATATCCCGGCGCTCTCCATCACGGGCGACATAGACATTTCGGCCAGAGTCAAGCTGGCATCCTGGGCGACGAACACGACGATTTTCGGCAACCTGAACTATGGGTCAAGCGGCTACGAACTCCACACCCGCGACCTTGGCAGCGGCGCGAAGCGCCTCACGTTCACCTACCGAGGAACTAGCGCCGACGTAACTGCCTCAAGCACTATCGACCACGGCATCGCGGACGGCGCCTTCGGGTGGGTCCGTGCGACTCGCGACGCCACGACCGGCACCGTGACCTTCTACACGGCACCGGACTCATCCTCCATCCCGTCCACATGGACGCAGCTCGGGGCGACGGTCTCTACGACGGCCGGAAACATGGTCGATGCCACGCTCCCAATGAAGTTCGGCGAGCGGAACTCCGGGCAGACGATGAACGGGACGCTCGCCCAGGCCGTTCTTTCCAACGTCATTGGTGGCACTCCCGTCCTCAACGCCAACTTTGCGACACCGGCAGCAAACGTAACCACGTTCACCCCGGCCGTTGGCGGCCTCATCACAGTCACCAACACCTTCCGCAAGACCGTCACGGTCACCGAGGCCCGCACGAACGCTGGCGTGAATCAGATCGTCGTTGGTGACGACACCCGAGTCACCGGAGCTGTCCAGTCCACCCTGGTCGATGCCAAGGGCGACCTTCTTGTCGGTACGGCAGCAGACACGGTGGCTCGACTTCCGGTCGGAACCAACAACTTCGTCCTGACCGCGGACTCGGCCACCACCGAGGGTGTGAAGTGGGCAGCAACCCCCGTCGGGAACAACGACATGGGGCGCGTGTCGAACGCCATCTACCTCTCCGGCACCGGCCTGTCGCTCAACGGTGCGACGGGGGGCAACACGGCGACGACGCCCGATGCTGCGGCGCTTGACATTACCGGAGACATTGACATAGTCGTCCGCGCCGCCCTCGCCGACTGGAACTTGGCGACAACGCAGGTACTAGTGGCGAAGCGCCAGACGGCCACGACATTGTCCTACCGCTGCTACATGTACGGCGGGTACATCTACATCGGCACATCGACCACCGGGTCCGACGTTGTGCAGGCGAGTTCGCCGGTGACCGTCGGGTTCTCTGCCGGTCAGGCCGGTTGGGTGCGCGTGACCCGCGACGCCACGACGGGCGACGTCAAGTTCTACAAGGCGGCAGACTCGTCGTCGGAGCCCTCGTCGTGGAGCCAGTTGGGCGCAACTCAGTCCACGACCCCGTCGGGTATCTACAACTCCAACTCACAGTTGGAGATCGGGTCGAACTTGGGAGGCGGCTCGGGAATGGTTGGCACCATCTACCGGGCGATTCTCCGTAACGGCATCGGCGGGACGATTGTGTTTGACGCCAACTTCGCGACGCAGACTGCCGACGCCTTAGCGTTCACCGAGTCGTCTAGTAACGCTGCAACGGTTACCGTCACGACTACTCGGTACGCCTACGGCCTGCCCGGAGTGCAGTTTAACGGCGCCGCCACACAGGCACTCACGGCCAACACCATTTACTACGCACCGTTTGAGGTTACGGCTCCGATCACGCTTGACTTCATGGCGCTGGAAATCGCGACGGGGACCCCGGTCGGCAACCTTCGCCTCGGCGTCTACGCCGCCGACTCCAACCTCCAGCCGACCGGCGCCCCGCTGTTCGACTCCGGCGATCTAGCGTTCACTACCGCTGGCATCCTGTCCAAGCAGGGCACGCCAGTAACGCTTCAGCCGGGTGTCTACCTGACAGCGACGAACTCGTCGGCCGGAATCACCGTCAGGGCCGCACTTGGCGGGCAGACGATGGTGAACACGGCGATGGGGACAAACCTGTTCACGGTCATCACCAACGCCACTCAGACACAGGGCGCCTTCCCGACGCCGGGCACACCGTGGACAACACGCGTACCGGCCGCAAACACGACCCGGCACGTCGCCATGCTTCGGTGGAGGTAAGAACGTGCAGCACTACTACACCGACCCCGACGGGAACACGTACACGCTAGAGGTACCGGACCCCGAGCCCTCCCCGCTTGACCCTGTCGGCGCCCTCGCCACGCTGCTCGTCGTGACCGGCACGCTCGACCTGACGGAAGCAGCCGCCGTCGTCCAGCTCCCCGAGGCCGCGCTCATCGCAGAGGCAGAAGCCTGGGCGATCGCCGCCCCGTAGGTCAGTCAGCCTTCTTACGGGCCCGACGCTTCGGCTTCGGCTTCTCGTCCACCACCGGAGCTTCCGGCTCGGCCGGCGCATCCACCACGGGCTCAGGCTCGACGGCCGGAACCTCCACAGGGGCGGTGTCGTTCTTCCACAGGTGACGCTTACCGAAGCAGTACCGGCACACGCCCTGGACGGCGGTGGGCCGCTGACCGCAGCGGGAACAGGTGTTGTCGCTCATTCCTCAAGGCTACCCGCGTCGTCGTCCCCGCTTCGTGACTTACGACTGTGCCGGCAATACATTCCTGCGACGACACCAACGAGAACGGCCAGCCCCATCGAAAGAAGGAGCTGGCCGCACTCACCTAGACCGGCGATTGTTGCGTTCATTGGAGACACCCTTTCCCATCTAGTTGCAAAGCGTAGGAAAGTTTGGGTCGGTGTGACGACCGGAACGGTGTCTTTGTGCGAAGCGTCACTTCGGCAGGTCAGGACCGGAGACAAGCTCCATGACTGTCGTGACCCGCCAGGATCGTTTGCATCCGTTCACCGTGCATTTCGCCACGACACTTGACCGGGAACCTGACTCGGTGGGTCTGCCGTCTGCAAGGTGCATGACGGGCCCACCACAGTATTGGCAGGTGATCGTGAACGTGTAGTGGTCGATGACCGCTGTCACCGGGTGTACCGGGTTACGCGCCAGGGCGATGTGCCGGCCTGCTTGAACAAGTGAAGTCCGGCGAGGATTCCGCAGTCCGGGTTGTTCCACTTGCTTGCGTTGCACCCGAACCCAACCTTGTTGTAGCGGTGGGCGTGAAGCGAGTGCAAAAGTTGGAGGCAGCCGCGTGCAGAGCTACGGGGATTTCGAGCATAGGCGCGTCCCGCGCTTTCGCGTTTGATTACGGATTTGACCCACGCTCGGGACGAGGCGGGCCACCACACGTCGGCGGCGGCGTAGCAGTCTCGGGAGACTGTTTCGGTGCGGCGCACCGGGCTGGCGGCGACGGTTTCTGCCGGCACCACGACTGCCAGAACGATGGCAAGGGGTAGAAGGAATCGAAGGTAGATTCGCATGGGTAGGGACCTTTCTGATTGGTAGTCGGTTTTGTGCCCTAAATGGAAGTGGCCCACCTTTGGGGGGTGGGCCACTCCAAACGCTAGTCGCGTGGGTGGTTTGACGCAGGTTTCTCACCCGAAGGGCAAGACCTCTTGCGAGAGTCGGGCCACAGCAAGCTCGCAGTAGCGTTCGCTCAGTTCGATGCCGATTGCTTTCCGACCCAGGTTCTTTGCTGCTCGCAGGGTTGTGCCGGAACCCATGAAAGGGTCCAGCACAGTCTGAGCGGTTGTCGCAGAGATGGCAGTCTGTGGGAGCGCAACCGGGAACGGTGCTGGATGGTCCTGGCGGGACTCGGGGGCAATCCTCCAAACGTCACCGCTCTGCGAAGCGGAACGCGATGCAAGTCGAAAGTCAGGCTTGGCCCACAGGACGACCCACTCTGCTTTGGGCAGAAAGAAGCGTTCTGAGAAGTTCATACCTGTCCCTCTATCCCACACGATGACCTGTCGCAACGGCAGACCAGCCCCGTATTCGGTCGGCAGTTTGGCAACGCCGTCCTGAACGCGTGGCTTGTGGTTGTAGAAGATCGCGCCGCTGTCCGAAAGCGTGTCCCAAGCAGCAGAGACAACAGACGTTTGCCAGCGGTCGTACTCGTCAGCCGGCATCGCGTCCGAATGGTCTGCGTAACCGTCTTTCAGCTTCGATGCTGCCAGCGAAGCATCGTGGTAACCACCACCAGTCGTCGTGCCCAGGTTGTACGGAGGCGAAGTGAACACCACGTCGATGCCCTCTAGGTGTGGCATGACGTTCATGCAGTCGTCGTTGTAAATGACTACATCGGCGTCCTCGTAGTACGGGACGGGTGCTGCCATTGTCAGAACGGGGGTTCTGCGATGGTCAGCTCCGTGAACGCCACCGCCTCGTCCAGCACGTCGTCCGTGAGCTTCGCCGGCCCAGCACCGAACTTGCCCATAAACGCGTTCTTCACAGACTTGCGGACGTCGTCGTCCTCGATGCCGTCCAACAGGTCGGTGATCTTCGTGCGGCGAGGATCGTCCAGGGTGACGACAGGGGCGCCGTTGTCGCTGTCAGCGGCCTTGCGGCGCGGCGCGGCGGGCGGCTCGGCGGCAGGTTCGTCGGCCTGCGGTTCGGGCTGTGGCCGCTTCCGGGTCGTGCGGGGTTCCTCCGCAAGATGCTGTGCCCGTCGAGGGGCCGGGTCGGCAGCAGCGTCAGCGTCAGCCTCGTCGTGACCGTCAGCGATGTTCAGCACTTGCAACAACGCGTAC